GGGTGAACGAACAAAGTGCTTCATGCCGTTAGGAACGTCTGTGGTCAAGAACCAAGCGTTAGTGTCGGTCAAGAAGTGGTTAACAGCGTAACCTTCAGAGATAGAACCGTTGTTCTTCAATGCGTTGATGTCGTTGTCAGCTGTTCCTGTGCGGAGTTCAGTTTCCAACAAACGTGTAGCAACGAATTGCAATGAAGAAGGAACGATCAACTTCTTAGGTTTAGCGGCAATCAGCAAGCCACGCTCGTCTGTCCACAAGGAGATCTGAATAACGGCGGCTTCCAAAGAAGTCTCGTTCAGGTCAGCTGCAGTCGTAGGAATGTTGCTGTTTGTGCCACCAGTGATCAATGGGTGTGATGCACTAAACAAAGATACACCGTCACCACCGAGGTAGCTAGAGCTGAAGCCGTTGTTCAACACAGCGGCGGCTTTAACTTGTTTGGTATAAGCCATAGCGCGGGCCAAAGCTTTCGTGTAACGTGCAGACAATGAGTCATACAAGTTATCTTCGATAGCCTCTTCAGTCAAGCTGAAGCCCAAAGCAATGGTTTCGTGGTTGTATCGAGCAGTCCATGCTTCCTGTGCATTGTCATAGCTGATGGCAGAGCCTTCATTTTTGACTGGTGCGGCAGAGAAGCCAGAGAGTTTAGTCTCTTCTTCGAAGCTACGCTCTGATGTCTCAGTTTCGTAGATCTCTTTGTGCTCTTGATCGTAAGTTGCGTATTGCAGACCGAACAAAGCGTTCAAACCTGGGAGCAACTCTTTAAGCAGTTGTGCGCGTGAAATAGCCATTTTTTACTCCTTAGATACCAGTGGTATCAGTATATTGGTGCAAGTTAAACTTGACCAAAAATTCGTAGTAAGTCGTGGCAGTTGCAGTGGCAGGGCCAGTTGCAGTATCAGGCACAACGTCAACCACACGGATGGGAAGGGTAGCTGTAGTACCGGCGGAAGCTCCGTCAATACCATAGTACGAATCACCAGTGATAGTGCTACCAGTGTTGACAGACAAGGCAACGTTAGCACCAACCAAGGCACGGCTGTAGGCCGTAGGAACAGTGGTTTGGCCACTAGAAGCTACAACTTTGAACACTGCATTGGGATCATCTACAACATAACCAAAAGCTAAAGCTGTGGATGTTGATGTAGATGCGGGGTAGAACTGACCCTGAACAGGCTGGCCTGAAGAGTTAGTGTACGCGCAACCAACCAACACACCAACGCTGTCGCCAGAGTTAGAAGTGGTTTTAGCAACCAAATAACCATTGGTATCTACAGCAACAGTGTCGCCGTTCAAGATAGCCGTGGCGTAGGAAGCCGCGATTGGGATTTGACGGATCGCTCCGGCGTAAGGTAAGCCGTCCAGTCGATTGACTGGCTTCAAACCATACGTCTGGGTAACGCTAGGGTATGCCATTTAAGACTCCTAAAAAAATTTAAGCACCTTTGCCAAAGCTAGACGAGGACTTATTCTCCCTAAAGAGAGGCATTCTCGGGTCGCTCTGACGCATGAGGCTATTATCTACAGCATCCGTTTGAGCTTGTGTTTGTTTAGCAAAATGGTCATTTCGCTGTTGCACAAACTCTTTCGGGGTCTTACAGAGTAATAACCCGCCAATTTCGACATTGTCTTTGTATCGACTTGCCGGATCAGCTAACAGTCTAAATTTTGGTTGCTCTTCTAGTGTGACTGGCTCCCAGCCTTCGCGCAGTTTTGCGGATAGGTTCCGAGGGTCAGCTGCATTCAAATTAGCAACACGAATCCAACGATAAGCGTAGTCCGGGTGCTTGTCTGGTTCAGGTAGAAGTTCAGCTTGCTGCCACTGTTTAGGACGTTCAGCCATCAATCTATCTTCAAGTTCACGCGGTTTTCTGTTTTCAGCCATTAGAGGCCTCCATTTCGAGTTTCGCCTTGGCATATTGCTCGGGCGTTAAATTAAGTTTTTTGGCCAGACTCAGTTCAGATGGATTCAAACGAACCCTCTTAGGAGCAGTTGACCTTGTAGCCGGTGCTACCACCGAGCTTTTGCGAGCGACTGGGCGCTCATTTTGTTCCGCTTCTTCCTCAAATTTCTCTGGGAACCGCCTACGGATAGTGGCGTCAATCTTTCGATAATATTCTTGTGATGAAACCTGAACACCTTCGCGCTTAAGCCTCTCATGGAGGCCAAGAGCCAAACTGGTCATCTCTTCATCTTCTCCGAACCACGGATTTTCCTGTTGCCAGGCTTGCGCGCTGGGGTCAGGACGGAACTGTGGTGCCGGCTGTGGTTGCATTTGTACAGGAGTTTCTTCCTCTTGTAAAGCGGGTGGGCGAAAATTCTTTACTTTTTCAGATTTAAGCGTTGCTTGAGTCAGCTTTTCCTGTGCTTCCATCACCCTATCAGTGTCGCCAGAGTCATAGGCTTCACGATAAGCGCGCTTGGCCGCTTCCATTTCCATAGCAACAGCCTTTTGAACCGTGGCAAGCACGTTCTTCTCACTGTTATTTAGGTTGGACTTAAGACGCTGGTTCTCTTGCATCATCTTCTGAGCAAAAGTAATAGCTTCTTGTTGCTCCCTCAAAGCGTTTTCTTTCTCACGGCGTTCTTCGTGAGCCAGACGCTTCATCTGGATTAGCTTCTTTTTAACCTTGGTAGAGTAGTCTTCGAGCTCATCGTTATAAAGCTCTTCTTTGACCTTTTCTTCCATCGGAGGCTTATTGCGATCCTCCGCAGGGGTGTTGTCTTCTACGTCAATGATGATCTGTTCATCAGTTTGATCGTCTTCTGTGGTGACTTTTACGTCATCCTGTTCATCGGGAAATTTAAATTCAGCCATGTCGTTCCTTATTTACGGCGTATGCCGCGTGGATCGTCTACTACTCCCTCAACAGAATCGTCATTGATCACACGGAATTCCTTGCCGTGAATGACCAGTCGCGTTCCTGAATTAGGTCTAATCAAGATAAAGTCACCCTTCTTGCAGTACGGGCCAGATGGGAATCGGCTTTCGTCCTTATAGCAGTCTGGGCCCATGTCTACTACGAATAACACAGTAGTCAGGGTTTCCTCAATCATGAGAGTTTCTTCCGCTTTTACAAGTCCGGACTCTCCGTATTCCTTCTCTATCTCTGGGATAGCACAAAGAATTCTGTAACCAGATGGGCGGGGAAGTTGTTTAGCCTTCTCCTCTGGTTTTGTGTTCAAGATCTTGGATAAATCCACGGCCTTGGTTATGTCGAGATTTGAAATCTCACTCATCATCGTCATTGTTTGTGACTCTTTCCTGTAGGTCTATGATGTATAAACGTGCAGTGAGTAGACCTTTAACCTCTCCGCACATCTTCTTGTACTCCGCATAATCATCAGCCTTGCCATCGGCTATTGACATTTGAAGTTGGGACACTTTGTCATCTATCTTTGACGATAGAAGTTTTAAATACTTATCAATCATTTCTTACCTCGCATCATTTCAGCTAAGAGTTTGTTCTTCTCGGTCTGTGCGTCTTGAGCAAGCTCCATCTGATCCTTCTGTGCTGCAGCTTGGATCCGCGCCATATCAATTTCCTTCTGAGTCGCAATACGCTCACGCTCAATCTGTTGCTGTGACTGCTTAAGCTGGGCGTCAGTCGCATCTTTCTGCATCTTGCGCTGGGCATCTTGACTCTTGATCTGCAGCTCTTGCTGTTGCATCTGAACCAAAGGATCTTGTTGCATCGCCGCAGCTTGTGCTTGCTGTGCCTGCGCTTGGTTGGTCTGTAACAACTGGGCGCTTGCTTTTGCAATTAACTGTGATAACTGAACTTCCACATCCTCTGGTAACTTCTCTTGTGGACCGGGCAATGGCACACCCATTTGCTTCTCTATCAGAGTGCGGTAGTAGAAGCCTAAGTGCTCGGCAATGTGTGCCTGCATAGCGGCCATGATCTGGCTGGCTTGTGGGTTTTGACCAATCGTCTTGGCAATCATTGGGTCTTGCATGAACGTCTGGTGGGTCGCAATGTGGGCTTGTTGATCTTGGTAGATAAACGCCTTCATCGGTTCACCCTTCAATGCGGCCATGTTCTCGCTGACTGGGTCTTTTGGTGTCTCATCATCAGGTAGAGGAACCAGCTTCTGGGCGTTCTTAATACCGAGGACATCAAGCATCTGTCTATGTAACTGTGGTAAATCATAGATCTGAGGAGCTTGCTGGGCCAGCTGGATCACCGCCTGATACTGGACGATCTTCTGCGCCATCGTGGCCGCATTAGGATCGCTGACAGGAATCACATCAACTAAGTCGTAATCTGACTTCTTAGCCTTGCGGGATCCCTCTTCTGGCTCATAAGAATACTCAGGCGGCGTGTACTCTTTGATGATGTCTCTTAATAAAGCCAGCTCTTGCTTAAAGGAATAGTGAATCCGAGCTTGAACGGCCGTCATCACCTTAAGGGATCTCTCAAGGATAGCCAGTGTCGTACCAACAGGAGAGTTGGCAGACATATCGGCAACTTGTATATCTGCAGCAGAGGCAAACTTGCGGCCTTCTTCTACGATTTTATCGAGTAGAGATGCCAATACCTGTGACGGCTCTTTATATGGGAGAGCCATGATGTTGTCTGCAATAGTCCCGCTTGGTACGTCAACATCCCTCCACTCAGCTGGGCCGATTGGGGTGTCATCTCCCTTAACACGAAGACCACGAGTCTTAAATCCACCGGGCAAGTTGGCCAGCGTCCCTGCATCCACCAATTGACGCAAAATTGATGTACCAGACTTGGCAAATGCGCCGACTAAATGGATTAAACCAAAACAATAAAAGCCAAAGCCCGGCACATAACCATAGTGAACGTAGTGCTGGCGCTTGGTGTGAAGTTTGTCGCCTTGTTTCCAGTTTCTGCGGATAGCCAGACACTTCATGCTTCCATATTCAATGGTCACAACGTAGGGTAGGGCAATTCCTGTAGGTTCTCCGTCTTTATCAGTGTGTTCGTAGCCTTCAAGGTCAAGATCCACGTTCATCTCAAGGAGTTTGTAGCGGTCATCCGACAAAGCGCGGAATCCCATCTTCTCAGCAATTTTTTTCTCTACTTCATCCAACGAGTTGTTGGGCTCTCCAAGGTCAATGTCGGCATAGAATCCAGCAACCTGTAATTTACGCAGTTCGTTCTCCGTCTTTCGCATAACGTGTGTAACGCGAGGGGACGTTTGAATGTTGGACGCGCCGTAAGGGACAACCAAATCTTCAGCCGGCACAAATATAGATGTTTGACGGTCAAAACTTGGATCAAAGTAGACTTTCTTAAAAGCATTTCCCGACAATCCAAGCCCCCAGACCATTCTTTCATGCTCTGGCCTGAACTCTGTCATCACATCCGTCAGTTGATAATTCATATCATCCTGAACACGGGTAGCGGCGTCCTTTTTCTCTTGGGTTTCCTTGCCAATGATCTGGGTCTTCACCGGCCCAGCGGCGGGAAACGTGCTCATCATGATCTCGGCTTGGAATTTAACCAGTGCTTCAGAAAGAAGAGGATGGTAAACACCGCAAGCACCAATCCAAGGGTCAGCGCGCTCTTCAATCTTCATCCCTAAAAGCTCAAGACCGTCTACGTAGGTCTGCATCCAGTCTTTACGGGAGTTAACGTCATCGTCATAGTCACCTACCAGGTCAGTTACTATCCCAGTGACCACTGAATCGTCTAAATAGTCCACTAAGTTAGCGTCAAAATCATCTTCTTCTGAGCCATCAATGGTGATCTCCATATCACCCATGTTAATTGTCACCTCTTCAGGGTCAACAATCTCAATTTCAATCCCGCCATCCTCTTCGGTATCGGGCATTAAGGCTTCTAAACCCTCTGGTGCGGCGTAAAGTGATTTTTCAATGGACATATGTATCCTTAATAGTAAGAAACTTTGCGTCTAAACGAGCGAACTTCGTCCTCTTCGTCTGTCTGCAAGCGTATAAACCCGCCTTTTCTGAACCTTATCAGAGCCTGCGTGGAGGAGTCAACCAAGTCATCGTGGTCTGAGTTGGGAAACGCAGCCATCTCTTCCATCAACTCATCAGCCCAGCGCGTAGCTGGCGCCCAAACCTTACCACTGGCAAACAAATCAGATACAGAATTGATCCTCACCATCTTATCATTACCTCTAGACGGCGTAAACTCTTGAACAGGAATTCCCATCGCCCTTAATTCATAAATCAATGGCGCTCCAGACGCCTTGGCCTCAACAATAAACGCATCTGGCTCCCACTCTTTATAGTGGTTAAAGGCTTTCTCTTTTAACTCTGGGAATTCCATGCGCTTTTTAAACGCATCTAACAAAATAATATTTGCATCATTCTGGTTCTCATTCAAATAGAAAACCCCCCAAGTCGTACAGGCGGAATAGTCAGACCTTTCATTCTTAGTAAACGCCGTATCCCAAGACTGGATCACAAACTCACATTTAGGTGGGTCTTCGTCTGTCCATTCTTTCCACCACTCCCGCTTAACAATAGCGCCTTGTTCGGAAGTTGGGCTTTGTTGATATTGGGCGTTCCACTTAGAAGCAGGAAGTTCAGACTGAAGGGCGTGGAGCTCCTCTAGGCTCCAAAACTCTGGCCATAGGGGATTTCCCGATGGAAGGATCGCAGGGAAGTCAATGACCTCCCAGTCATCGTTTCCGTCTTTGTCTATTGCAGACTGAAGGATCCGGCCAGTCAGATCTCTCTTGGCCCAGCGTGTCATCACGACAATAATCGCACCCCCAGGCTGGAGACGCTGCCTTGTCCCAGATGTGTACCACTCATAGACTTTATCAAAGACAGAAGCATCTCCAGCGGCCAAGGCGGCTTCTTGTTCAGAATGGGGATCATCAATGATCAGTAGGTCAGCACCCTTACCCGTTACCGTACCGCCTACTCCGATAGCAAAGTATTCTCCGTTCTTATTAGTAGACCAACGGCCAGCGGCTTTACTGTCAGACCTTAAATTAACATTGGGGAATATCTTAGAAAAAGGTTCACTGGCTACTAAGTTACGAACCTTACGGCCAAAGCCTACTGCTAACTCTGCGGTATTGGAGCACTGGATGATCTTCTTACTAGGATCCCGTCCCAGAAACCAAGCCGGCAGCATATAACTGGCAAACTCAGACTTCGTATGCCGAGGTGGCATATTGATGATCAGCCTCTTAATCTTCCCAGTAGCAATCTCTTCAAACTTCTTGGCCATGACCTTGTGATGTCTTCCGTCAATAAACCCCGGCCACATTGCATGGGCAAACTTGTTAAAATCGTCAAAGGCTTCTTCTCTTTGTTGGCTGGCTTCTAATGCGTCAAGGTCGTCAAGGTAAGAGGCTTGTTCGTTAGAAGGCATTTTAAAGAAAGTTTCAGCGGCGGCCTCTGCCTCAGTCTTGGGTAGGTTAAGAGCAAACATTACCCTCCTGACAAACAGATCTATCTCTTCCTGCTTCTCTAGTTGTTGCTTCTTATTCAAGGTAATTTACTCAGCTTCAAATAACTAGGCCGCACACTACGTGCCGAATTCTTCGCCCGCCTGCATATCCCTAAGTCACAGAGTTTCTTCACCACCCTATGAACATTACCCCGCCCTCTATCCCCTGTATGGAACATGATGTCATCTATAGAAGGCCCGTAACCAAAGTTCCTCCAATACTCATCTATCACAAGGAATACAGTCCTTTGCTTCTCAGTCATACACGCCCCTATACACGCATCTAGCGTATGTTTAATAGCTTCTCTATTCTTATGAATCATTGTAAGAAATCAGTCAGTTTCATATTAACAGCTGTTAATATGCCCCCCACCCCTTTTTGTATGGAAAACACAAGGGGGGGTCATTCTGTATCAAAGTCCAGCACTGGGTTGGAATTTTCAGATACCACCCCCCCATCGTTTTTATCTGGTGATTGAATGAGTGAAACAGTATGCGTTAGGTCGCCCGCGCGCACACCGCCTGCAGGCGCGCCCGCCCCCGCCGTGGGTGCGCCAGAGGACGCATTCGCTGACCCATCACCCCGAATTTCCTCAAGCAAAGTGAGCCCATTGTCCTGCTTGGCCTTCACATCGGTGGCTTTGCCCAGTCGTTCGAGCAGTCTGGTGCGTATGTCCGAGCTCTTGTGGATGATCGTGCTCTCCTTACGTTCAAGGAATGCTCCGACCTCGAATAGGTTGCCTATCATTTGCAAGGCCTTCATGCGTTGTGCGGGTGGGAAATCCTCATCAAGGGAGTGCTGGACGAGCTGTTGTACCAGTAAAGCCTTCAGTTGAATGGGGGTTCGATGTTTCTCTGCCTCTAAAGCCAGTTGGTAGGCCTCGACCTCTCTTGCAATCCTAACGTCCCGAGCAAGGACATAAGGTTGAACGGCCAGTGTGCTCTTACTGGCATTCCTCTTATAGCTCTGTCTGTATGCCTCTGCCTTTGTCTCTCCTAATGCGATGGCGTGAGCAAATGCTCTTTGCTTACTGGTGATCTTTGGTCTCTTGCCTTCTCCGCTACTTAGTAGTTGTTCTATCGGGATCGTATCAAGACCTTCTCTGATTTGCGTGCGAGTAAGTTTTTGTGGCATGGTGGTTTCATGGGTATGAATTAGGAATCCCGAACATAACAGACCCCGCGAATGAATGCAAACCAGTCAGGCCGGACTGGTCATGAGCTCTGCTGCCTAAATTGTCATTACAAAATATTCCTCAAACTGCCCTGACCTTTTCCAAGTCCTGCCGTCTATACCTTTGTAACAACCAAACAATCCTATGAACTATCTCTATTCAATCCTCGGTATGTCCGCCTTCTTCTTTGTCCTGCTCTCCCTTATGGACTGGGAAACCCGCAAGAGAGAAGCCCGCGCCCGAGCTGAGTGGGACGCACGATACAACCCAGTCCGAAAGACCCGCGAGCTCCGTCAGCAACACCTTAGAAAATAATTTAAGAAAACTTATATAAAACTCTTGACAGGTCAACACATGACATGGCGTAATCGTTATTCATGTGTTAGTTTATTAAGTTTAAGGAGTAAGTCAATGAAGCCTCTCTACCTCATAGCCTGCAGTAACAAGAAGCTCCCCTTCCCTGCGAAGGCGCGTGAGCTATACCAAGGACAAGCATTCAAGTTTGCTATGCGAGTAGCAGACCGCGCGAATGCTGAAGTATGGATACTCTCTGCCGAGTATGGCCTTCTGCGCCCCGAGGATGAGATCGCGCCCTATGACCGCGCCCTTTGCAACATGACAAAGAAAGAACGCGCCAACTGGACGCGCCTGACCAAAGCATTACTCAAGACAGTTAATGCACAAGACCGCGAGATCACAGTCCTTGCAGGAGCTCACTACGCGAGTGCAGTCGAAGGTTTCCCCAATGTCCGATTACCTCTCAAGGGTCTAGGTATCGGTCAGCAATTACAGACCCTCAAACACTTAGGAGAGTAAGAGTGATCACCATAACCATTGATACCAATAACTCAGCATTTGAGGACAACCCTCGCGAGATGGCTGAACTACTTGAACGTCTTGCGAACTATTACAGGGATTGCGAAGTCCTGCCTGATTCCGCCCGCGATTCCAATGGCAATACTGTTTGCCACATCACACAGGAGTGAACCATGACAGACGTTGAATACAAATACGTGAATGCTCAACTCATCAAAGCCCTGCCTCTGCCCCCGCAGATGTGTGGTCAGATCAAGATCAAACTCTACTCAGAACAAGGCCAGTCCAACTGGATGAACATTACCCCTGACCAACTCAAGAAGATTGAGCTGACCTTGTTGGGGGACGCATGAAATACTACCGCCACACAATGACCATGCGCGAGGAGCTCCTGCACCAACGCAGGCAAGCCCGAGTGCAAGCAGGGTATGAATTCATCCTCGCGATGTTTGTCTGCCTCTCAGTCGCGTTTATCAGCGTTATGGTGCTCTCATGACCGAAGCCCAGTTTGTCAAGACCGAGCACGAATTGATTGAACTCGGCTATCGCTATGAGCGAGCCCCAGTCCAAAGGTCTATTGCCATTCGTCAGACCTTCAGCAATCTACTTCAGCAATACCCCATCTACCGCGACCAATTCATCTATTGGTTTGAGCAAGGCCGTAAAGAAGCAAGGATAACCAAATGAACAAAACACCACACGAAATCGTCCACAAGGAGTCAGGCCGAATCATTGGCACATACCCAACTTGGGACAAGGCCTATGAAGCCTACAACCAACTTGGGACTGGCAATGACGGCATGAGTGACCACGCTATCGGAGAAGTCGATACACCCTATCTTGAACGAGTCAGACAGGCGGACGAAGACAGTCGTCAGTCGCGCCAACGCTACGAGGCTATGCGTATTAACAGAGGCGAACCGCCAAAGGAAATTGACGAAGACAGATTTTGGGATTTGCTCACAGTCCTGATGCCCGCCAACTGGACGCAAGCAGGGTCAACCGAGTCCTTCAGAGTCATTGAGTGCCAAACAGATGACCTCTACACATGGTGCGCCCGAGTCGGTGAACGCTACTTTGAGATGGTCTGCCCAAAGAAAACCACACACGCACACATTATCAAACTTGTCAAAAAGGAGCTGGACAAATGAACTGCACCATCCGCATGAGAAATGACCTTGCAGAGGAGGGATTGTCAGTCCCTGCCTCTACCACCTTCAGCAATTACGACACCCTTGATGATGACCTCTACATCACCGCGCAGGAGCTCGAGGGCGCGACCCAAGGCAATGACCCTGCCGACCCTGATGACCACGCATTTTGGTATATCAAACTAAAGGATGGCCGGTCACTTTACTTTATCGGTGCAGACCTAGATTTTGAATACACCAAGGAGCTGACAAATGAAAGTATCTGAGCTGATCCACCAACTCACCCAGTTGCCACAAGACCTCGATGTCCTGATTTGGGACGCAGGGAATCGAATGGAAATCTCCATGGTAGATGACGCCTTCATTCATGACGAGCAATACCCATTCGTTGAGCTCAACACAAACACAGACGCTGACAAAAGATACCTAGTCAAAAACCATAACGGCACACTTTTAGGCGAATTTGAAACTAAGTTTGCTGCCGAATATGAAGCCAAGTTTTACCGCGAGCAAACAGGAAACCCCACATACATCGAGGAGCAATTAGCATGATCGAAACTAAACACAACATGGTCATGAACACCCATGTAATTGACCTCGGAGACAAGCAAGAATACGGCTATGTCTGCGTTTCAGTTGACAACAATGACCTGACTATCAATGTCTATGACAAAGATGGCAAACTGGCCACGCAGGATGTTCACAAACTTCAGCGCAAATTGACTGCTGAAGAGATCGCCTTCACCGAGGCCTATCTACACAATGTTGCAGACGCAAAAGAAAGTGTAGTCCACGAATTCTTGCAGTCACTACATGACCACGACAAATTCTGCGAAGACTATCCCTGCTACTACTCGGGACTGGCTGATGCCTATGGAATGTGGCGCATGGCATTGGAATTTGCCAAAGACCCTGCTTACTATGCCAAACAAGAAAAGAAAGAAGACGAAGAGGATGACAACTACATCCTGATCAGCTAAAGGCAAGTAATGCCTCAAGCCCTGCGAGTCAGGGTTTCGGGCGGGATTTTCCGCAATTTCGTCCTTTAAACTTAACTGGAGAAACAAAATGCCAAATTGGTGTGCCAACTCATTGAAACTTGTTGCAAAAACTGCTGAGTCTGAGAAGAAACTCGCAGAGATCGTGCAGGAGCTCGCGCGAGCAAAAGGCGCTGGAGAGAGTGCCGAAATCTTTAAACTGATCAAGCCAATTCCCGAAGCCCTACTGATCACCGCAGGGTATTTAGGCAAAGATACACCCGAACAGGCTGCTCTCGAAATTGAACAGGCAGCGAACCTTAAGAAATACGGCTACAAAGACTGGTATTCATTCTGCATAGGTGAATGGGGCACTAAGTGGGATATGAACAATCAGTATGAAGACGAGCCATTCACCATTGATGGCAATACAGTCACGATGGTATTTGACACTGCATGGGCACCACCTATGCAAATCTACTATGCCCTTGAGGAAATGGGTTTCGAGCTCGAGGCCACCTATGTTGAGCAGGGCATGGGCTATATCGGTTTCTACACAGATGGAGTCGATAACTGCGAAAAGATGGAACAGTTTTATCCCGAACCATCAGATGACCCTGACATGGAAGATTCTGCAATGGACGAGATGACCCTCAAAATTTACGATTTCTTTGAGAAAAATGGATTCACCCATTCACCCTCTAATTTGGGTGGCTGATATTAACACTTGTTAATATGAACCTTAACGGAAACTTACAGATGCACCACGAACATGAAGCCTATTCATGGTGGGAATACGATGGGCAGGGGATTCCCCTTGCCCGAGTCTGCGACAAGTGCGTAGATGCCGTTCTCGCCAAATACAACCCAGTAGTGCTCGGACACTACACCCAGTCAGATATTGACGAACCAATTAACGAGGATTGATATGAAAGTAACTATTGAATTTGAATTGCCCGAGGGGCAGGAGATACCAAGGGTCGAGGATATTCTTACGCTGACCAGTCCTGACTGGCACATTGAGAAGTGGCACATTTCCGATGTTCAAGGAGATCATGACTGGCTTACAGACGATCAAGCCCGCGAAGTGCTCAAGTGGATGAACAAATACCACGATGCCAATATCGGCATTAACTGGGAATTTATTGCCTCAGTAGTGGAAAACAAATTCCCCGAACCCGAACAGGTGGACGCATGATATTGACTGACCCTGACCAAATTGCAGTCGCGCGAATGCTTACGCTGCGGAAAGGTTTACAACTTGAGATCAAGGGTATGCGCCACTCAGGACGCAGTTGCTACTCGATCATCAAACGAGACTTTGGTCTGACTGGGACACGCGCCCAAGTGCTAGAGAAATTTGAACAACTTATCCCCAACTTTAAGGAGATCACAAATGGAAGTCGTTGAACTACAAATATTCCAGTTTAATGAGCTGGACGAGAAGGCCAAAGACAAGGCGCGTGAATGGTATAGACAAGACATTGAATACCCTTGGTTTGAGGAAGCCAAGGACAGTCTTAAAGCCTTTTGCGACCACTTTAGGGTGACTGTAAAAGACTGGAGTCTTGGAGATAACCAAGGCTATGTGAAGACAGACGCAGAACAAAGCCACTTCAGAGGGATCAAACTCTCTGACCAAGACAGGGACGCTATGCCCACTGGCTTTACTTTTGACTGCGATCTGTTCATGAACTTCTACGATGAATTCAAACGCACAGGAGATGCCAAAGGCGCGTTCGATACCGCGATATTCAAATTTGTCATAGCAGTTAGAAATGATGTTGAGTCCTACTATTCTGACGAGTCGGCTGACGAAACCATCATGGCAAACGAATGGACATTCACCGAACAGGGTAAGTTTTACCCCTACTGGCCTAAATAAAACCGCGCAGGGAGTCGGCTGCAGATGCAGTCCCGATTCTCTGCTCAGTATCGTTAAAGTCCTCACCGGCCTCGCCTACCCAGTAGTGCGGGGCTATTTTCTTGGCAGTCGCTATTCCCATTGGGTCATTGTCTGCGATCACCAACGGGTCACTCAGACCCTTGGCCACCTCAAGCATATTCCCCGCAGAGAAACAAACATGGATGGTGTATCTCTCCCGAAGGTGTTTCATTGCCCTACGCACCGACATTCCAGTCGCAAACCCCTCGCAAAGGATGTTCCGACCCTTGTTGTCAATCACCAGGGACGCGCCTTTTGTGCGCTGACCAGAAAGAAATCTTTTGGTGCCATCCTGATTTATGAGTTGGCAGCCAACTAAATTATTTAGGATCCTCATGGGCAATACCAACAGATCATTCCAGACCAGTCCCTTGTCCACAAAACCTTTGCGAATTAGGTAGGGATGTTGGGACTTAACTGCGTTATTCAGAATAAATGCGGCCTTCTGTGCGGCCTTGCGCTGGCGGAGCTCGTGCTCTTGTTTGGCAGCCAACTTTTTTGCGTGTGCATTCGGGTCTGGGACAAACGGCTCTTCTGATTTAAAAAGAATATGCTTGTCATGCACCGCGAAATTTATGAGCGCCCCTTTGTGGCCGTCAAAAATATACGCGCCATTCTGCTTTCGGGGATGGTCTTCAGTCCCTACCCTTACCCAACGATCTAAGATTAGGTCTTTGATCAGCAGACCATGAGCTCTAGCGAAGTCTTGAAAGCTCATTTGTTTGCCTTCGATTTAGCCCACGCAATGTTCTTGGACTTGATCCAACCACTGGTTTTAGTGGTAGTTGCCAACGGATTTGTGTGAAGTCCCCTTGGATAAGCCCCATACTTCTCTTTGTATTTGTGCGCTGCCCAACCTTCTTTGTATCCACGCATTCTGGAATAGTAGATCAGCTCAGAATAGAACTTTTGATTCTCTGTCAGGAGCTCGCGCTTGGTTGTCTCTAACTCTGTTAATTCGCCCGGCACATTGACGATCTGTTTGACTGGCCTTTCATACCCGCACTCACCGCATTCCCGACCAGACCAAACCCACAATGCACCGCAAGCAGGGCACTTTGCCTCCTTCTTTTCCTTCTCTTCGGGCTCTTTCTTCGCGGTTTCAGCCCCATTTTGGAGCTCCGTCACGCCTTCTTCGAACAAAGTGTCCCATTCTTTGCGGAATCTGAGGTAGTTTCCTGAGTGATCAAGCCACAAACCATAGTCTTTGCCATCGTAAGGACGCATAATCCGCCCCATTTGCTGGACATGGCTGCTAAAAGACTTGGAAAAAGGCCTTGCAGACACTCCAATCATCACATCAGGGACGTCAAAACCTCTAGTCAGTATGTCAGTGGCCACCAGACCATGGATTAGCGAATCTGGACGCGAGAAATCCTCGATTGTTTCGGCTTTGAACTCATCATCTTCCAAATAACTGATGGAAACAAAGTTATATCCGGCCTCTTTAAACTGGCGAACTAAGTCCCTTCCATGCTCAACACCCGAGCAAAAGACCACTGTCTTCCTCGGTTTGCCAAACACTTGCATGGTCTTGTTGATCCATTCTTGGACAATGTCACCTGTGATCTGCATACCGCGCTTGGTGGTTTCATCCTGCGACCACTCTCCAGCCACCTTCTTGGCACCACTCATGTCAATCTCTTTAGCAATAAAGATCTTTAACGGTGTTAACCACTTGTTCTCTATCAGTTCACCAGTGGGTTTTGCCCCCACCACATTCGTGTAGGTGTCCCCCAGTCCATTGGTAAAAGGTGTAGCGGTCAGGCCGATCACCTTCATCTCTGGTCTGTCTTTAATGAACTGGATGATCTGCTTACGCTGAACGTGGCATTCGTCAATGATCAGCATGGAGACTTCGGGGAAGTTAGCCCGACTCTCTAAAGTCTGTGCGCTGCAGACCTGTATCTTCTCGTAAGGACGATACCGCCAATGGTCTGCCTGCATAACACCATGGTTGATGCCGTAATTTCCAAGGCGCGTACTGGTTTGGTTAACCAACACAATCCTGTCTAACACCATGGCCACGTTCTTGAGCTCCTTGGCCTGCTCAAGCATGATTGCCATGGCCACCTCGGTCTTTCCAAACCCTGTGGGTGCGTAGAGTAGCTGGCTTCTGTGGCCATCCTTAAAGCCTTGGGCGAGCTTCTCCACGACTTCCGCTTGATGCGGTCTTAACTTAAGCATTTGATTCTCCTACTGGGATACCGCCCAGCTTCGGGTTTAAGATGCCTTCTCTGCCTTTTCAGCTCGGCGCTTCCAATAAGTCATCTGCTTAATCATCTCAGCATTCTTACTCTGAAACTCATTGCGTGACTGGGTCATTGTCCTAAGTTGGAACTCTAAGTCTTTGACTTGCTCGCGCAGCTCTTCAATCGTTTGCTGAACTTCTGCTCGGGCTTTCTCTGAGACTGGCAGGGATTTGACAGCCAACATATCTTTGAGTTTTGCGTTCTCTTCAGCCATGGCCGTGTGCTCGATGGCCATCTCATGGAACTTGTCTTCCTCGGTGTATTCGGGTTCTGGAGGCGGTGCGATAGGCCGGCCTGACTTGGATACATCAACCTTGCGTCCATTCTTATCAACGCGAGCTGCCTTCTCCAATCCCAATGCCTTACGTACACGGCCAACTGTCATTGACGATACATCACAGATTGCCGCGATCTCCACATCAGTCTTCTCACCCAGCTCGATGTCTTCTAAGGCCATCTGCACCACATAACGGCGTTCATCTGGTGTGCGCGGCTTGCCATGCTTACCATTGGCTTTTAAGCAGGCCAAAAACGCATCGCGCTTTGTGCCTTGGTTTACTTCAGCTTCAATGTCTAGGAACCCTGCGCGCTTGTGTGCGTGGAATCTGTGGAAACCATCGCTAGGCCAGTAGGACTTGCCGTCAAACCAAAGGTCGATAGGGGGAAACTTGTCTTTGCCCTCAAGCAATATCTCTGTGTAGTGCTGGACTAGGGGCTCGTCAATCTCTTTGCGTGGTTGTGTGCCACCATCAAGGCGGATCTTTGCTAACTTAATTCTTTCGGTCATTGTTTTCCTTTTGTTGATGCTCTTTTTGATGCTCTGTTTGCCCAGCAGGCGGCACAGTGCCATTTTGTGTGGTTAAGTTGTATGCCACCCTCTGGTGGTTTCATTTCATTGCAGTTATTGCATTCCTTATGTTGATGTACCGGCTGCTTACTTCCGATTGATAGCTGTTGTTTTGCAAACCCATTCACTTCTTCATGCTCCTTACATAAATGGCAAATCCTGCCGTTGTGTCTCCGCCGTTCTTCATTGCATCAAACTCTTTAGCTATTTCCTCCAAAGTATCGTTCCTGATCTTGTTGGTGATCGGGTCAAGCTGGCGCTGAATCATCTGACGCTTACGCCAACCCAGTGCCCGCTCCCAGATGTTTAACTCTGGTTCACTCATAGTATTCTTCTCCCTCTTCTATGGTCTTTGCTAGTTTGTCGATACCGAGCAGTTCCAATTCGGAAAACTGAAGCTCAGAGATCAGACCTATGACCTCCTTGCCGTCAAAGAGAATGCTCTCAATGTTCTGCCCGTATGCCCCGTCCTCGTCCCGCTCATAAGACATCTTGCAAATGACTGTCTCGCCACCGCCGCCAGTCTTGGCCTCAAAAAGAAATTCATACTCACTCATTTCATCTTCCTTTCACTAAGAACTTTGTTGCTCCACTCGACCTTGTAGATACCGCCATCCAAATCAAAGTCAATTCGTATGTTGCACTCGACAAGGTAGGGATGGAGGCTTACACCCAACCCATCCATGTTCTGATTCACTCTGTAATACTTGCTGACCATTGTCTTGCCACGATCTTCTTCGGGCGTGAACTGCCTGTACAGTGGTTCAGGTGTTTTTGATTTGCCCATTCTTTTCCTTGAGTTTGGCTTCAATGGCAACCTTCAAGATTGGCTTTAAAAAGCATTCCCATAAAGGTCTTAGCATCCACCCAACTACAAATGCGGCAGTAAGTTCAATCATGTGTTCTTCTCCTTGAGTTTGGCTTCAAAGAATTCAAAGGCGGCTATTTTGTCAAAGTCGCATAACTCAAGTGCTTTTGAGAAATCTTCATCATCAATCTCAACCCATGTGCGCTTTGTTAGCATAGTTTGCATACACTCAAGCACTTTCTTTGCCGCTTCAGTAATTTCAACATCTTCATTAACTTCAATGCGCCTATCGGGTGTTATTTTCATTACCCATATGTTTGTCAATGGGGCTGGTTCAGAGATAACAAATTCATTTGCACAAGTGCAAGTGCTTGCAGTTCCAAGCTCCCATCGCGCATTACAGTTGTTGCATTGTCTATAAAACATTTTTATCCTTTAACTTGGCTTCAATGGCTTTGGCAAAACTGCGACCAAGGTGTGTTCCTTCAATTTGACTTAATTCGTCATTGGTCAGCCCTACCCATGTGCGCTGTGGTGGATGCGGTGCATATTCCCACCCCACAACTTCAATACCGCCATCAGCAAGCCGTTTGATGATGCTTACGCTGTTGCCATCTGGCCCCCAATCCACGCCCCACTCCACCAAATCCTGCTCTGGCTGTGCCAAGGCTTCTTTGATGGCGGTGATGGCTTCTTTTCGTTTGGGTACTGTTCTTTGTGATGTAAACCCCCACTCATCGCCAATATCTTCCAACGTCTCCAATGCAAGGCGTAATGCTTCGTCTTTAGTCATGTTTGTCCTCTTTCTCGGATGGCGTTTGAATCGCTTGCCAATGAATATGAATCATGTAACTGCCGTAGTACCTCTATGAACCTCTCACGCTCTCTAGCCATGCCGCTTGCGTACCCCTCTTGCCATGTCATGTATGACTGAGGCGGGTTGTTGGCAATTACAAGGGCGGCAAAGTTTACAAGGTCACGCACGCGCTCCGCCGTAACGCCCGTCTCTTGTGCCATGCGAACAATGTCTTCTCTGTTCATAGCACCTCCTCAAGAATGCGCCATGACTCCAACTTGTTACCGCTTAAAGTAACCTCAACTGGAATGCCAACCATGCCTGCGCAAGTAGTTACCTTGGCTTGCTCCATCAGCTTTGCCACACGACGGCACATCTCGCCCCAATGTTTAGTCTGATCCTCGACTGTCCATTGGCAATGTTCATCCGGAGTGCGTGTCCATGTTCCATCAAAGTCACCAACACCCCAACCCTTACCGCCTAGCGTGACTGACATACCAAACATTGCACCGTCATAGCCGCCAAGACCAACGTCAAACTTTTGTATTTTGCCTAGCTCTTTGCTCATGGCTTCTCCTTCAGCACGGCCTCTAGCTTGTCAAGGGCTTCGTCCCAAGTGTTGTAGTCAATGCTATTGCTGAACGATTTAACAACGGCCTGCGCTGCCTGCTCAACCTTCCTTAGTCTGCGAACCTCTGTCTCAAGGTCAGCCAGTGCCAAGTCCATCTCTCTTTCTTCGTTGGTCATTCTTGCCTCTCCTTCATCATGTCGTCAGCGTATTGGTATGCGGTCGTTGTGATTTCGTTAATGATCCCGCTGCACTCTTTACCCTCTCTGATGATGAGAGCCTGCAAGGCCTGCGCTGCAAAGTAATCCCGTAACTCCATACCACCTTCGCCGCCTATGGCAGTGACGCGAGCTTGGTCATTAACATTGATAGAGTGGGTTGGGAATGCTTTCATACGCGACTCCAGAATACAAGGATCCCAGCAATGATCACAATAAAGAAGATCGCAGCCACCGGCCAGACTGCCTGCTTACCATATGGCCCACTGATGGGTTCGTTATCGCAGTTAAACGCTTCGTGCATAGTGCGTGGATAGCGTCTTGTTGTTTCGTTCATACTTACCTCCTGTGTTAAGAATATAACTCATGAATAAACGATGAGTCAACTGTTATGTTACCACTTAAGAGCCCTCTTACCCGTTGACCCTCCCTCCCCCAGAGGGTAGGTGTAGGACAGTCAACGACTCTTTATCAGCGAGCATTGTCAAGTTTTTATGTTGACTAACGGAATGCCAATCCGCCCTCCCTGCACTTTTGGGTGCAACCATGGGGTATGTGTCTTTCGACATCGCTGTTTATTCTTTTCGATTGCTCTACTCAGAGGCGCGGGTCACGCCGAGGTTCTTGTGTTCTTTGAGTTCAACCCATACAGGTCATTAGCTAACGCGCTCTGACGATTGCCGTAGAGGGTGGGACTGAATCGGCTCACATAAAGCAGTGGTGCTTTAGCATTTCGTCCGATGGTTACATCTGTGGTGGCGCTAACCCACCACCCGACTCAGTCCCAAAAACAAAAAAGGCCACTTAAGTGTGCGCTTCGGTAGTGACCTTGCCTAATGACTCTCCGACCGAAAGCATTAGGTAAAGCGAAACGCACATTAAAGTGGCCTAATTCATTGCTCACTACAGCAACAAACATATTTGAACACTACTAGTCTGTAGTTGTCAACTGGTTTTGTAAAAAATTTGCATTCATGGCAAAACCCTGCTCTTCCCATTTGAAAGATACCCCGTGATTGGCCATTACTCTGAACAACGCCAACACCGTTTCCATCTTTGGATTGTTGCTGGTTTCAATTCTGGCAATCGTAGGTAAAGATAAACCAGACTTTTCAGCCATCTCTTGCTGAGTCCAGTTCAATGCATTACGTCCAGCTCTGATAGCGGGCGCAAGGTGCTCTGGTTGAAACATCATAATGACCCTTCAAATACGACACGGTGTCGCTTTTAGATTGTTAGTGGGCACATGAAGCAGTGACTTGTAAAAACCGAACTAAGGAAACTACAAGCGGCGCTAACCCGCTTACCACCAACACGGCTGGGGACTGATAGGGGGCACTGCCCTTCAAAGCTCCGGCACTCTCGGAGTCAATCCCCATGCGTGTTAGTTGTTGGTGGCCGGCACTAATCTCCGGCTTCCCCAGCCTCGAAAGACAAGGGTTGACTACTAGAGCTCCAAGATGTCGTTAAGGGACTTGCCAACGCAAAGCGCCGAGCATCCGAGTGTCTTTGGTCTGTCGCATCAGTCTACGCATCCACCAACACAACTGAGCACTTCTTTCCCCGTCTTCCTACCACAGTGACCGCGTGTACTGTGGCTTCCCGGTTCTGGGTTAGTTCGCCTTACGTTTCAGCGCCCAAATGCTCATGTGTGTTGATATTAACAATGTTAATTAAAAAAGCCCCCGAGTGATTAGCCCGGGGGTAAGGACAATCCAACAAAGGAGATGGCAACTGCAGGTTACCGGAATTTATTCTACATCAATCTCCATGGAATGCAATCAGAGCTGCATCAGCATACGCTTGGCCTGCACCCTTTTTGTCCAGCTCACGCCATTTTGGCCACATCCGTATGGCCAATGTCCTTGAAGCATCCTTGTCCTGCCCCACCAGACCCGCGCGCTTCTTCCATTGACTGGGTGTCACCATCGTCACAGGAATCTCAAACGCACCAAGCACACCTTGGATCACACCAGCTGAGTGGCCGAACGAGAACATCGAGGCCACGCCTTGGCCGGGCATACTGCCCACCAGCTCGACATACGCTTTGATCTCTTCCCCGTAAATTGATGGCCGAATGATTGCAGCCAACGCCGGCGCATTCACACGATTGGCCGAGCCCGTCTTCATTGTTGGCATCCGATACCACGCAACTGGAGTGTGCCCATCCATGATGACTATGGCGCCAGACAGGCCAGGATCTATTCCAATCTTAATCATAATTTTCTTCCAAAGGTATTGCAAGACATGAAAGTATGTGGGTACAATGTGTTGCCCAATTATACACAAAGGAGAAAAGAATGTTGAAAACGATTCCGGGCATCTTTCTTGAGGCTGGCGTTTACAGCTTATATGACCTTAAGGCTTTGATGGAGTGCGCTACGCTGATAAAAGCTTGCTCCAACGAAGCCAACGAACGCTCAATCTATCCACCGCCAGACCCAATGATTTCATTGTCTGGATGGGATCTTTCTACGCGCTGCATAAATGTATTGAAGGCCGAGGGGATCTTTACACCCTCAGAGCTGACTCAATACAGGTATGAGGATCTATTGAAGATGATAAACATGGGACGCAAGTCAGCGGATGAAGTTGTTGCCGAGGCAAACAAGCGCGGCTTTCGCCTGAGGGGTCAGTCATGATCATCACAAACAAATACAACTTACCGCAGACCTTCGTGAATATCATGAAGCGGCCTACCTACTCAAAGGGTAAGGCCAACATCTCTGCAACAGAGTTAATTAACTCACCACGCATTGTCCAGCTGCGTAAACTGCACGAAGACAAGATCGAGACTGACGTTACAGAGATGGTCTGGTCTATCTTTGGCACGGCTATCCATGGCGTCCTTGAGCATGGTGCCGATGAGAATCACCTAATCGAAGAGCGCTTGCACACAAAGATTGACGGCTGGTCTATCTCTGGAGCTATTGACTTGCAGATCGTCAACGAAGACGGCACCCTGACGATTAACGATTACAAGACTACAGGCGCATGGTCTGTGATGAATGAGAAGATTGACTGGGAGTATCAGCTCAACATCTACGCTTGGCTTGTGGAGAAAGTTAAGCAGACCAAGGTTTCCAAGCTTGAGATCGTAGCTATCATCAGAGACTGGTCACGCCGTGATGCGGCCATGAAGGCCAACTACCCTGACGCACCGATCAAGGTGATCCCCATCCGCTTATGGCCAATGGAAGAGCGCGAAGCATTCATTCAGGAACGAATCAAAGAACACTCCAACGCATTATTTGACTTGGAGACAGGGGATGAGCTGCCGTTTTGTACGCCCGACCAGACTTGGGAGAAGCCTACAACATACGCAGTGAAAAAGATTGGTAACGTCAAAGCACGTAATGTTTGCGCTACTGATGAGGAAGCTCAAGCCAAGGTGGCCGAGTATGGAAAGGATTACGAAATCATAGTCAGGCCGGGAGAGAGAACGCGCTGCGCTGAGTTCTGCTCTGTCAGTAGGTTTTGTAACCAATACAAAGAGTATTTAACAACAAAGGAAAACAATGTCAGTTCATAAGAAACTTATGCAAGCGAGGGTCAAGCTTCTGTCTGTAGAGATGAAGAAGTCTGGCCAGAACAAGTTTGCAGGCTACTCATACTTCGAGCTGGGTGACTTCATCCCCCATGTTCAGACCATCTTCAACGAGCTTGGCCTGTGCGGTGTGGTGTCATTCGATACCGACCATGCCAGCTTGACTATCACCGATGTTGACGATGGCAAAGTCATTGTGATCCACAGCCCAATGGCCGAGGCCAACCTCAAGGGAGCACACCCCATCCAAAATTTGGGCGCTGTTTTGTCTTATCAACGCCGTTATTTATGGATGGCCGCCATGGAGCTCGTGGAAGGGGATGCCATAGATTCCGCGCCTCCCGTAGAAGCGCCAAAGCCTGTGGCCACACAAACCCCTGCGCCAGCTCCAAAACCCGCCCAAAAGCCCGTTAAACAGCGCCCAGACTCTATTCCACCCCAGCACGTAGAACCAGACGCTTGGACGATGCTGATTGATGCACCTGATGACGCAACATGGGTGGACATGATGGTGGAGCTGAACAACTTAAAAGTTGGTTTAGCCACCAGTGCAGACCAACTCAAAGAGATGTTCCAAGTGAACAAGCCTTTGTACGACAAGCTTAAAACGCTTAACCCATCTGTCTATGCTGATGTCATCGACAACTTTACAAAAGCTAAGAAATCATTTTTTTAAGGAGTAACTAATGGACTATCCAAATCGCGGTACCTTGTGGACTAACACCTACAAGAAGACAGAAGCACAACCCGACATGAAGGGCGACCTCAAGATTGAGCTTGACCTGTTCAAAGAGCTGCTGGCCAGCGCAGAGTCAGATCACGTTGTTATTAAGCTGGGTGCATGGCTTGGCAAGGACAAGGACGGCAACCGCAAGGTTAGCTTGAAGATTGACACATCCACCAAGGCCGCCCCAGCTCAAACTAGTGCGAAGGATCCATGGGATGACTGAGCCTAAAACAATTAAAGAATGGAAGAAGGTTTGCAACAACCTAAACAACGCTCTTCAATCACAGATGCAGGATGAGCTAAAGCTGCGGGCTGTAATCGACAACCTTGAGGAACAGGTCGGCAAGCTGGAAGAGCAGTTGACCATGTCTGTAGGCGTTATCAAATACTTGGAGTTACAAATTGCCAGATCCAATACAGTTCGAAGCGATAAAAACAGGGCTTAAGCAATCCAAGGACGGTTATATGCTGTCTTTGGCTGTTCACCCTGATGAGCTGCACAACGACCTCATGCGCGATTTTGTAGGCTCGCGCTACGTTGTTGTGATGGTGCGTTTGGGTGATGATGAACAACCGATGAACCGAGAGAACGAATTCCCCGGTGATCATGCGGTGAAGCTGGCCGGCATTCTGTGCCGTGACCCAGACTTTTGGGAGTGGCTGCACCAGAAAGAGTGGCTAATGGAAAAGAACGAGAAGGCTTGTGCCCAGTGGATAGCATCCTACTTGGACATAGAGTCTCGCAAAGAGCTTAAAACCAATGAAGAAGCCCGCCATTTATTTAACCAATTGCGAACTAGCTTCGAAGCTTGGAGGAAAGCATGAAGAAACTAATCCCTTACAGCGTTTATTTACCCGTGGAGTATCACGACAAGATCAAGGAACTAGCCAAGCAGCGCAAAGCATCTAGCATGGTGCGTGACGCTATTTGCATGATCGTTGATGGTGACGATACTTTCAAGTCTGGGTATAACAAGGCACTCAAAGACTGTGTCAAAGAGATTGATGCCTGCAAAGAGATCGAGCACATTGCCGTTCGCGGTAAATACTTAGCCGATGTGCTGGCCGATCAGATCAAAGAACTGGAGATGTGATGAAAGCACCTACCGAACAAGATATGGATCAGATTAACGCTTTGTCAGACAAAGTTCTGGCTCTTGTGATGAATACAGAAATGGAAAACCCTCACATTGCTGTTGCAGCTCTTAGCCATGTTACAGGCGTAATCGCATATGAAATGAAGATGCCCGAAAATGTATTTCTTATTTTTATGATGAACGCTTATCAGGCCCTTTTAAATGCGGATAAAGTTAAAGAGGTTCACTGATGGAACACGACTCTAACCTTCGTGATCTGGCGGCCATGTTTGCAATGCTCGGGTTGATTCACCGGATTGACCCAGAAATGCCAGCTGACAACCACATCATTGCGCGCGGTGCTTACGACTTGGCTGACGCCTTGATGGAAGCCCGCACTGAAGAGCCTGTCGAAGGACTGGCTGCAATCAAGAAAGGCAAACGCAATGTCAGAAAACATGAGGATCTACGGTAAACGCTATTGCGCTACCTGTGAGCATTCCAAACCCTTAGACCACGGCAAACTTGTAGATCCAAAAGGCAACCGCTGGGTGTGCTATGACTGTAAACCAAATGTATCGAAACGAAAAACTTCTAAAAGCCGCAAGGCTCCTGCCGTGCCAGCACTGCGGGACAAGTGACGGAACAGTGGTAGCCGCCCACAGTAACCAACTACGGGACGGCAAGGGCCGTGGCCTGAAAGCTCACGATTACCGCATAGCGTCATTGTGCTATCGGTGCCATATGGAATTAGATCAGGGGTCTAAGATGGATAAAGCCCAGAGGGTTGAGATGTGGGAGGAAGCACACCGCAAAACTCTGGGCTTATTCTTTGAGCAGGGGATTATTGGGCTCTGCTGACTTCGTTATTGAAAGCCTTCATTACCTTATCCCTTTGCTCTTTTTTGGCTTTAATGTCTTTCTCAGAGGCATTACGCTTGTGCATGGCGTGGAGTTCCTTGTTGAACTTAGCCACTTCATTCTCAACATAATTAGCCCGTTTGACTAACCTAGCCTCTGGTTGATCTTTCATAAACTCGGATGTACTGACTTTGGACTCTTTCATCCGCTTCATGGTTCCTTCAAACTCTGCCATGACTTTGATGTTCTTATAGAACTTGTCAGCCACCGCAGAAGGCTCGACAGCAGATCCATACAACTTACCAAGGATAGGAACTCCATATGATGGGGTTTCATCACCAGAGATTAAGTTAGAAGTAAACCTAGCCGCTTTAGTCAACTCACGGCCAACACCGCCGGCATACTCTTTTGCAAGGTAATCAAGCTGGTCAGCAGTGGGGCTTACCAGACCGATGCCATGCTCACCACCGCCAGTCAAGTAGTTCAGGCCATAAGCTATGGCTTTACTCAACTTGGTGGAATTGTCTCGGCTGCGCTCCCAACCCGGAGTTGGTTTGTCTTCCCGAGCTTGCCTTGAGATTGGCCGTCCAAAGGTATCTTTATTGGTTCCAAACACATTAACAAATGGGTCTGCAATCGTAGGCGTAAAGAAGTTGGCCGCACTGCCAGCACCCAGAGGGTTAAACATATCAAAGATCTGGCCTGTAATGTTGGTAACTGTCTGAGCCATCTTGCGATTGCCCTTCATGGCGTGTGAGTTGATCAAGACATACTCAGTCAGCTCACGGCCAATGTTGGGGAACACGTTCCAGCCCAAAGGCATGGGGACGATCAGGTACTTCTTCTCACCACCCAAACCAAACGTAGGCAAGATCAAGTTTTTGTCTTTGAGGAAGTCTGGTGGTTCATCGCCATCAAATCCTGCCGCCATCAAGATCAAAGCTTGCATTGAGCCCAACAACATACCGCCGGCAACAATCTTCTTGCCAACGGCAGTCATTGTGATCTTGCCATCTTTATCTTGGAACATGACTTCCATCATGCGAGCTGTGCCTTGGACGCGAGCATTAAAGAACGCATACAGGGCATTCGCATTGGCAGTGGCTTGACCCTTTTTGTTAAAGTTAACAGTCAGGTTCTTGGCCAAAGCGGCCGCACGTTGGGGTGTCATGCCGGCATCTAAACCAGCTTTAAACGCTGACAAACGCACGGCATTTTCCATGGCATCGTTATAGTCAGACAGCCATTCCATGACGGCATCTGCCTTTTTACGGGCATTACCGCGATCTAAACGAGCTACTTCGCGCTCAACAATAGAAGCTTTGTCTTTGGCACGGCTGAACTGCTCGCTGTAGCCAGTGATACCGCCAATATCCCTGAACTGTTTCCACAGCTCAATCCATTCTTTCTGTGATTTAGAAATATCGGAGGCATCTAACTCACGCAGATCGGTATAGATTGCTTTGAGTGCAGGCATAGAGCCAGACAGAACTTGCATTTTCTTGTCTGCAATCTCTGTGCTGGCCAAGTTAATGGTGCCGCCCACAGCATCACGCGCAAAGTTCCATGCACCAAACACAGGGTTGTACTGGGTGTTCATGGCCGCGATCAGGCGGGTAGCTTCAGCTACTGTGCCCAAAGCACCTTCTAACTGATTGGCATCCAAGTTCTTTAAGGCTTCTGCCATGCGCTTGGCACGGACTTCGCCCGGATTAAAGAATATGAATCGGTCTTCACCATTTACACGCACGGCAAACACGTTGGGTGAGTTTCGCAGCGCAGGGTTAACTTTGTACTCAACCAAGCCAGTAGCTGGGTCTATACGTGGTGAAGATGGCTCTGCAAACAAGGCATCAGCTTCGGCCAACGTCAGGTCAAAACCTTCCATTTCTGCTTTGAGCTTCTTTTTATTGCGAATAGCGTCAGGGTTAACGGGCTTCCAGAAGTTTGGATTTGGGTTCTGAATGGCCAAAGCATACAGAGCACGGCCTACCTTGGCCTTCTCACCACGGATGATGGCGCTCTCACGCTGGAGGGCAATGTTAGCTAGAACGTCAACGACAGTCTTATACGAGCCGGTGGCAGACTTAGAGAAGTTACCGCGAGTTGCAAAGCCTTGTCCCAATCCAGAACCTGGAGTCACGTAGTCCAGCTCATCTGGATCACGCTTTAAAGGAACATAGAAGGGGAGCTTCTCGCGCCATGCGGCAATAGTCTCAGGCTTCTCTAGGCCGTAAGAGATTAGCAAGTCTTGGGTTTCTTTAATCCAGTTATCTACTGTCTCAGCCAACTCTTTGTACTTGGCCTCATCGGCCGGTGTTAACTTTGAGTTGTCTTTGCCGGCAAAGTAGTCATCAACCTCTTCATTAAAGATGCCCGAGCCGCCGTCTGGCATGGCTGGGTTACGCTTGGCCACGATGTCATTACGAATTTTGGCATGACGCATATGAAGATAGTGCTCAAAGTCGCGGTACTCCACGCCCATCTTCTCCATCTTCTCAACCAATGGACGCAATTCTTTCTTTAAGAAGTCCTCAATTTTGCTAGATTTAGAGCTGTGATACAGCGTTTCCTGCAAAGACGGGTCATGCTGATCTCTAATATCGCCAATCTGCTCAGTGATTGCTTTAACCACCATGCGGGTATCAACTTGCTTGTCAACAATGCGGTACTGCATCTTGGCAAGGTTAGTGTCTTCAGCAGAATCCCAAGTGGCCAATGCGCCTTCGCCACCCTTAAAGTTCTTGACCATGTTGGACAAGGGAATAGATTCTTGGGTAATGTAGTCATTCAAAGAACGAGTTGTAAATCGCTCTTCTCGGCTGTTCATAATGTCGTTAAAGGTTCTTTGAACAATGTAACGGTTATCAAAACCAAACATGAACTTTAGACCTTCAAACAAACGCTTGGCTGCCAGCACAAACTTATCCCAGCCTGTGCCAAGCTTACGCGCCATCAGCTTCTCAGCGTTAACAGCCCAGTATTCTGATGGGTTCAGATACTGGTAATACTTCATTGAAGGCAAAACATTGATGGCGTTTTGGTAGGTTTCTTGGCTTGGGTTATTGAGCATCTCAAGCACAGCACGGAAGTACCGCTGGCCAGAAGCTGACTTCTCAGCTTTGATTGCTTTACCCAAGCTATCAGACCAAGCATCGACCAAAGCCTTTGCAGCCGGCCTATCCATCATTTGCTCAAGGCTGTGAACAATCTCATGGCGGATTGTTTCTGGATCTGTTACGCCAGTTGTACCTTTGTACAGACGCACAATACGCTGGAAGGAAAAGAAGTCACCAATAACTGACTTGCTTTCTGGCTGTTTCTTAATAGAAAACTGCAGGCCTTCCAAGACTTCTGGATATTTGTCATGCAAAGTTCTGATAACGTCATAAACGTCATCACTGATCAGATCTTTATTCCAGTCAGCAGTGGCCTTGGCAAAGAAGTTCTTAGCAAGACGGCCTGATGGCTTGGTTATTTCAATGCTGTCTTTCAAATCGTTAGAAGCTTGCTTTAGGAAAGTCAAAGCTTTCTGCTCATCCAACCCTGCCTCACCCTTGGCAAACTTAGCTGAGATGGCCGCGCTCTTCTGACGTACAGACTGATACTGACGGATCAAAGCTTCACGATCCATGGCAATATTCATGGCCGGATTGATGCTCAACCTCTCGTTGTCAAACTTAATGCTAGACAACGGTATGTCTTTAGGCGCAAACATCTCACGCGCTTCATCTTTGTTGCTTGCCACAACCAAAGAGTCTTGACGACCCTTCAAGATGTAATCAACAGCCTTCTCGATCTTGTCCCTGTCATAAGCAACAGTGGACATGATTGAGCCCCGCTTGTAGAACTGGCCAATGAGCCTGATGAGGTTATCGTCTAAGAAGAATGTGCCGCCTTCACGCTTGGCGCTAGGCGTGACAAATGAAAACTTGCCATAGCCTTCACTCTTGATTTTTAAAACAAAGTCTGGTGTTGATACTGTTCCGCCCTTTGGAAAGGTGTCAAAGAATTGCATGACATCGGCTGTTGTCTTGAGTCTGATGGGAGCATTCTTCTGTTCCTTCTCAAAGTCAAACGTGCGTGGCATTAACACGCCCTGACCAGTCGTACCATCGTTCTTAGTGTACGTAATGATCTGACCAATGTTATTGACCGCAGCAAAACCAGCCAAAATGTTGCCAGTCACCATCCAACGTTTCTCACGGCGAACAGTAGATCCACGATCAAACAAATCCATCAATGAGATCAACTCGTTTTGCAATGTTTCTGGGTTGAGATACTGCACTTCATCCTGTGCAGTCAACATATAACGAGTGCCGATCTGAGAGAACGTCAGGGGCAAAGACTTGGCATCACCATTAGCAAGGGCAATCGTCATCTTCCAGTCAGAGCCAGCCACTGGGTTCTTGGTTTTACCCTTGTTCTCAATGTCAGTTACTACGCCATACACAAACACGCCATTGGTGTTCTTGATGGCCAAACGAGTACCAATCCCATAATTGAGAAGGATGGTTTTAACGTGCTCACGCTGTGTTCTGATCTGGCCTTCAATGGCGGCAATACGAACTGGGTCAGCTCCGCGAGCTTGGGCATCTGCTAGTTGTTCATCAGCATATGCTTTTGCTTTGGCATCAATTTCTCTAAATGTATATTTAGGATCGTCTTTGATCTTTTCTTTGCTGTCCTTCGCCATCTCCTGCACTTCAGCTTTAGAGTAAGGCTTAACTGTGCGCTTGACATCCACCTGTTCCATATAGGCAGGCTGGGCAAATAAAGATGGATCACCCTTATCTTCGGTGATTGGCTTGGAGCTAACTGTCTGGGCATCCAAGTCCATAGCCTTGGCTTCCAACTTGTTGGAGCCCATGCTGTCTTCGCGCTCAATCAAATCGTTGTAACGCTCGATCAAGTCTCTGTAGACTTCTTCCTGCTGTTTGATTGGCAGGATTGGAATATAGCCAGTCAGCTTACGAATGTCCTCTTCGCCAGCATCTTCAGTATTGTCTTTGAGTTTGGCAACCTTCTCGCCGCCCAGCTCTTGGTAGACCTCTGGGTTATCGCGCAAATATTCCTGTGCAATTTGACCGCCGTATTCATTCATAAAGTCAACAGTGCCTTCAGCTGACACGGCAGACTTACGCGAAGCGGTGGTGTTAGCGTTCAGGGATGCCATCTTCTTAAGCAAAACGGCTGCAGGACGCATCTCAGCTGGGATGTCAGCCATCATCTGTGAGTAGGCTGGCGGGATAACTTGACCAGTGCGGTGCACACGGCCAAGCATCTGCATATGGGTGTCAATGTTCTTCTCAGCCTGAACAATGATCATGTGGCGTTTGCGCGTATCTTTGAATGATGCTTTAGCGTGTAAAGACAAACCAGTAGAGCCAGCTTGGTTCAAAATGATAACGTCAGTGTCACCATTATTAAAGGCTTTAACAGCGTTAACCCGTTGCTTAATCGTGCTAGAACGTGATGCCAACAAAGCCTTACCACCTTCATAGCTCACAGAAACTGTACGGCCTGTAATCTCATCCGTAGTTACGTTACGCTCTTTGCCATCCAAGCCTTTAATTTTGACTTTACGCAATTCACTGTGGAAGTAATCAATTGGAGAAACTGGGGCAGAACCAAAGTTGGCGTTACGAATGAAATCAAGGATCTCGTTGTAGCGATTGGTTAAATTCTCACCCAAATCTTCGTCAGTCAGGCGGTACTTTTCTTTTAACCCACCTGGCTTCTTAATCGTAACCATGCGTTGCTTTTCCAAGTAACGAATGTACAGGTCAGCAAACGACATATTAATGGGATCACCGACCTTAAGATCCATTTCATCGGCGTATTCTTTTAAGAACGCGCCCATGGTATTGGACACAGTCAAAACAACCTTCTCACCAGCTTTCAATCTCTCGATTGCATGGTTAATAGAATCTTGAGCTTTCAAAGACAACAGCATTTGGTCAATCAGACTGTGCATATTCGAGCCAAAGTTTGCACCCTGAACTGTGGTCTTCTCGGTCTGAATGGCGGCTCTTGATCCCTTGGTGTCCAAAGACTTCTGCAGATCCTTAACGATAACCTCTTTCTCGCGTGAGAAAGCAAGGATGTCGCGCATGGATGTGGCCATGTCTTCAGCTGTAGCTTTATTAACCTTGGCCTCTTGGGTGTTGTATGCCACACCGGCAAAGGTACGCTCACGGCGAATGTACTGACCAACCTTTGTCAGCATATTGGCCACAGTCTGCTGCATTGGAATACCACCAGCTTTGATCGCGTCTGACAGCTGGGTGATGTTATCCACGGCCAGTCTCATATCAGTACTGGAATACAAGTCCATCACATCAGGACGTTTGGCGTATGTGGCCGATGAGAAGAATGTGCCAAATGCGTTTTTGACCAACTCACGAACAAACCCAGATCGTCCTTGGCCAATGTTGACGCCAGCATCTTTTTCAGCCTTAGACGGCTCTACACCAGCTCCGCCAGCGTTATGGCTCTCGTCAAAGATCATGTAGTTGCCAGCACCAAAGTGCTTGATAAAAGCTTGACGCTCTGTGGGCTTGCCTTTAACTGTTTGCAGTTGGCTGTAATTTGTGAAGATAACCTTGAAGTTTCCAAGATTGTCGTTTTTCACCATCTGTTTCATGATGGCATCAAGACCATCAGACTTTGCCGGTCTAAGGATCAAATTGTTTTCAACTGCTTCGCCTTTGACTTGACGAATCAAAGTGTATGGAACAGTTACATCCCCGTTCGTCATGAAGATCTTTGATCTGGTTGTGTCCAAACCAAGATCATCCGTCATACCAATATCGTCCAAGTCTCGAATCATGTCCGAGTACAAGTTGGGCTTTTCAGTAACAAAGATAGGGATCTTGCCATTAATCAAGGCGTACTTAATCATGGCTGCAACGACACGGCCTTTACCCACGCCAGTTTGATCGCCAATGATGAAGCCCTTACCCTCTTCAGCATTGCGAATGGCCAAGACCAATGCGTCAATTTGTTCGGCAGAGAACTGCTCGCGCAGGGTTTCTGGATCCATCTCAAGCTGTTCAGCAACAAACTCATCAATGTTGCCAACTTCAGCTTCTACACGGGAGATGGAGTCCTCAATGGCTTGAGCCATGGCTTTAGGCACCAGCGTACCAACAGCTGTAGCCTGTGAATGCGGAATGTAAGAAACCTGATTACTGGTTTCCTCTTCCTTTATAGCGCGCTCTGTTAGTCCAGATCCGACACGCTCACCTGAGACAACGCTAACTCCACCCAGTTCGCTAGGCTTACGTCTTTCAGCGCCTGTCTTGCCGCCGGCTTCTCCTCGCTTACCTTCGCTGGGAACAGGTCTTCCTTCTGTAGCACGTTTAGATTCGTCAGTAGGTTCAGGTTGTACCTCACCAGTGCGTCCCCCGCTTGGTTCGCGCTGTCCACCTCGGGCAGACTCAGGTTCCGACACGCCTCGTTCGCCGCCTCCAGCGGGTCTTCCTCTTTCTCCACTAGGCTGTTCACCCTGTCCGACAGCGCCTCGACCCACTCCTTCTGGCTCAACTCCCCCTTTGGCACTAACACCACTGTCAGCTCTGCCGGTGCCACGATCTCCTCTGGATACCATGCGATCATTTAGTTTCTCCTTCAATTGTTCGTAAGACGTAATCAACTGGGGCAGATCTGCCGCCGGTAAGTCACGCTGCGATTTGCCTACGCCATCAATGACGATGACGTCCACAGGGTATGTTGTGCCCTGCTTTGCATACATATTGCCGCCAGCTGTAAAGTGGTCAACAACGTTGTATTTGTTATAGAGGTTGTAGTAGAACTCGCGTTTAGCCTTACCGCGATAGCCCTCACGGCGGCCTTCCTCTGTGTTGGCCTGTACACCACCCAAGATCAAGACAGCACGGCCATCGTCCTTCATACCCTCAAGAGAGTGCATCGCAATAGCGTGGTCAATGTCGCTAATGTTTCCAGCTTTACCAAAAGGTGGGTTCTCAATCACGACATCAAAGTCAGCACCCTTGACATTGGAGTCAAGCGCGTTCTCATTACCAATCTCAGAGCCTTCTAGGATGCGTGAAAGCATCTCATAGCGGTCTTTGTTTAACTCATTGGCAATGATGTTGTCTTCAGTAGCACCAATCAACAGCATCCCGTTACCAGCTGTAGGCTCGTAAACCACTGTGCTCTTATTGATGCCAGCCAGCTCAGAGGCTACATAAGCCAATGGTGCAGGTGTAGAGTAGGCTTGCTGGGCAATACTCGTAGAACTACGGCCACTTAGGTTTGGCTGGCGCTCATAGAGATCAACCAACTTGTCATAGATCTGCGCACTGGTAAGTTTGTCTTGACGGCCAGCATCCACAATGTTGCGCGCGGCCATGACTACACCGGCCTCAATGGCTTCATCTGCCATTTTGGATTCTTTAGTGCCAGGCTTGATGTCTTGCCCAGTCATGTCGGCAATCATCTTACGAGCTTCATTGATGTTGGCAAACTCGCCATCTTCCATGAAGAATTGTGCAAGGTTTTGAGCTACTTCAAATTGCTCAGATGGGTTGTTAATATCAACCTCACCAACTTCTATTTCACCAGCAACTTCGTCAATCTCTGCCAAAGACTCAATAGCAATAACTTCCTTCTTGGAGCTTGCGCCTTGGTCTTGGTATCTACCGGCCATACCAATGTATGCACCTTGGAGTTGATCCAAAGTGATCTCATCAGCAAAGTCATGACCCAACTGTGAACGGATTAGATCCATCACATAACGGGCGGCTTCCTTGAACTTGTAGTAACCCTTGCGGAATGACGCATCCATCAATGTAGTCAGGATAGGCATGAGCTTTTGCTCATCCTCTGGCATCATGTTTAGGCGTGTACCCTTTGTGATCAGCATAGCCAAATCACCCAAGGCTTTTTCAATGTCTTGGTCAGCTTGCTCTATCTTGGCTTTGTCAATGTTCTGGGCTTCAATTGCCTTCTGTTTGTCAGCAATAGCCTTCTTACGCTCTTTATCAGTGATGGCATTGGCTTTGTCTACAGCGGCCTTAAGGACAGTAGCGTCCTCAGTGCCAGAAGCACGTTGCTCTTCAGTCAACTTCTGGTTAAGTTTGTACACCTCTTGCACAAACCGCTTACCCATACGGGTGAACTGCGGATTCTTTTCAGGCGTCCAAATGATGCCTTGACCTTTCATCCAGCCTTCAGCTCGGGGGTCAGTTTTGTTGCCCTTCTTGAGCTTTTCGATTGTCTCCATCGCTGTCTTTAGCGAAGGCATTGGCGAGTAGATGCCAATCTTGTTTTTCTTCATGTGCTCCTGAATTTCACCCAGCAGCTCATTCCTAGCTTTAATTCTTTCATCAGACTCAGCAGACTCTTTTGCTAGGCGTTCTTTATCAGCCGCTAATTCCTGCTCCCTGCGCTGTTTGCGCTGTTCAGGAGTCATGTTCTTTTCGGCTTCTTTCTTTGCTTTAGCTATCTGTTGAGGACGATCTGCCGTGCTTCTGCTGACAACCGATTCAACAAAGTCATCAAATGCTTTGGTGCCGGGCGTACCTTTAAAATAAATCCCCAGCTCAGAACGGAACCCCGTATCGCTGGCTCCGGGGCCATACATACTGAACTGCCATTCGTTCTTGTTGTTGTTCCACTCGTTAACATTGACTTCAATGTCACCATAGCCAAAGTTAAACTTATAGTCGTATGGGATTGGCTCTTTGCTGACAAGATCTATGTTCTCAAAGCCACTATTGCCAGTCTTCCTGTCAGTTAATTTAACCCTATCGTTGTAAACAGTAGTGACAATGTCAGGTTCTGACTCGCCTTTTCTGTAAACCAAATCACCAATCTTGATGCCTTTGCTGTTTTTTTCTTCTGCAACAGGGTGGAATCTATTGGGGTTGGCTATTTGTTCATCTACGTCAGCTTCAGGATTGGCCGCTTTAATCTTTTTGTAGATTTCAATGGCTTTCTTATCTAGCTCATCAGGTACAAAGGGTTTGTTTCTTAAAGCTTCTCCGGTCTTGGAAATGTTAACTGTAGACGATGGAGCTGTTATTTCTGCATCATATTCAAGTCGGCCTCTAGCTTCTTCAACCATCCTCTTTGCGGAAGTATTAAAGTCGCCAAACTCCATGTCATTTTCAACATCATCATTAATTGCTTTAAGCGCTTGCTCATAAGTCAATGGCTTTAGTTTTCTGTTCTCGCGGCTCTGATTCTCCAATACCAAGAACTCTTGGACTTTAGGATTAACAGCTGGCGCGGCAGGGGCGGCTGGCTTGGCCACAGGTTTGGGTTTGTTAGCCGCAATGAACTGATCGACCACCTGATCCACTTGTTCGGTGGTCATAGACGCTGGAGGTGGCATTCTTTCGCCACGCTTCATAGCCTCTACGCCTTTAAGACCCTCTGTTACTCTGTGCTGTTCTTCGGCTTGCTTGATGGTGTCCATCAAACGCTGACCCAGTGGGGTTGTGTTCTTGCCTTGGATAAGGCCGTTCTCGGTCATCCAATTACGGGTTTGCTCTGGCAGTTTGTCAGCAGAACCTTGCCATCCATCAATAATGCCGTTCACAATCACAGGTGAGCTTGGGCGTTCTTTGGCTGTAGGCTCTGGCAGAACTTCTTTAAGTAACTGAGTAGATGGAGGCTCTTCAGGAGATACAGGCGCGGGAGCTTTAGCAGGCTCTTCAGCTTTGGGCATATTAACAGTGTTAATATCAGATCCCGTTGCGGCCAATGCTTCTTTGAGCATAGCTTCTAAATCTTGAGCTGGCGCTTCCTCGGCCACTGGAGCTACAGCAGGAGGCGCGGCTGGTGGAGCTGGTGGTTGAGGTACCAATGCGGCAATCCCAGCCTCTGGCGAAGATACTGGAGGAGCTAACGGTGTCTCTGGAGCTACAGATGGCAAACCAGCGGGTTGTTGTGGCCTGCGTCCTTGTAGCGCGGTAGCGCCAACACCCATGGCCGCACCAGTGACCACGCCCATACCAGCCGCTTCTGCAACACCGTCCATGATTGGCTTGTCTGTGGCGTAGTTCATCCACATCTGCTCTTGTGCAGACTGTGGCAACTCTTCAAACACACCCTCAGATATACCAGAACCAATTGCTTTCTTGGCAAAGTCTCTGACTGACTTAGCTCCACCCTGACCAGCGCCACCGGCCAATAGTGTGTCAATGTCACCTAAGCCTAGCTTGTTAGACAGACGTCCAGCCGCCGCACCAAACGCCGCAGTACCAGCACCAGAACCAAGGGCAGACAACACTTGCTTACCACTGAGCAATTTGTCTTTAGATTCTTGGCGAATTTGTTCGGCAGCACCACCAGCTCCAATGATACCTTCACCAAGAGCACCGGCTAACCATGGGGCAACCGCAGGGGCGGCCTTCATCAAGCCTCTGGCAACGCTAGCGCCACCCAACATCTGAGGAATAGACTCGCCTACTGAGGAAGCAATAACGCTTGGGTTTTGAAGAGCCGCACCAACAGTTGGAAGAAAGCCTTGCTTTTCTTTTACGCGGCGGTTGGCCGCTTGCTGTGCTTCAGACAAGTAGGTGTCTAAGATCTCTTTGGCTTCTTTGGGCTTGTAACCCATGTTCTCAAGGATCTTGCCAGCATAACCAAATGAAGGTATATCAGCCAGACCAACAAACGCTTCAGGCAATCCTATTGCGGCCTTAAGCGCAGTAACGCCAGCATCTATAGCTGAACCGCCAAATGTTCTGTCGTAGCCTTGCTCATCCCGTGCGGCAATTTGTTGCCTGTACTGGTCAGCAGTCATGGTATTTGGTGCTAATGAAGCAATACCTTGAGCTGGTTCAGTTGCACCAGTGTATTTTGTATAACGAGCAAGTAACTCGGCCTTAGTAGTTCCTTCAGGAACACCAGTAATCGTGGTGCCATCCGGCATCAAGACATCCATGTTAACCCCTTGTTATTTCAGATCAGCAAATGGTACAGCTTTTGACTTGGCAGGGCTAGCCGGTTTAGGGCCATTTAGGAATTTATCCCAGAAACCCTGCTCTTCTTCTTTAGGGGGAGGAGCAGTAGATTCTGTAGCAGAAGGAGGCTTAAGTCCTGCGGCGTTGTAATAGATAGCCGCGCGAGCTTCAATCCTTCTAAGCAAGCTTTGATATTCAGGTGTGTCTTCAGTCATTGTTTTGGCTTGATCTGCCAAACCTTTAATAACTGGATCAGAGTTAACCCTAGCCATAACAGTAGCTAATTTTTTATCTTCAGCAGTAGGCTTGGAAGAGGCCGCAAGAGAGTTAGCGTAATCTGACTTCTTCTCCATACGTTTTTCGTGCTCTTCTTGAGCTTTGTAACGCGCCTCTTGAGCTTTGCGTTGAGCCTCTTGGATTTCACGCTGTTGGCGTTTGTCTTCAAGATCAAGAGTCTCTTTAGCGCCAGAACCCTGCATTTCAATAATCTTAGCTTTACGAGCATTGGCTTGCTCTTTAAGTTTCATGGCCCTCTCAATGTCGCCTTCAGCATACGCACGTTGCATCTGCTCAATGTCAGCTTGAAGCTTCATTGTCTCGATGGTTTGAGCACGTTCCAAGGCCTGCTGTTTAGCGGCACGTTCTTCAGTGGCTTGTGTAGCAGCGTTATAAGACTTACCAAAGCCTCCAAACGCAGAACCTATACCAGATCCCTTCTGGCCACGGGTAGCTTCACCAGCGGAGATTAAAGCGTTAGACAAAGCGGCAAGACCTTGCCGGCCTTCACCTTGCTGGAAACGATCTCGCTGGGCTGTGTTTTGCTCTTCAAGCTTGGCGGCTAACTTTGTTAATGCGTCACCCGGAAGTTTGTCAATGATGCCGGCCAGTTCAGGCTTTGCAGCCAATACTTCAGCTTTAACTTGTTCTCTGTCTACAGGCTCTGGTAGATCTACTTGACCCATCAATCGACTTTTTAAAATCTGATTAGCTAAACCAACTGGTAATTTATCTGAGGTTTGTGGCTCCGAGTATGTGCCAGTCTCAGAAGCATCAGCTGGAGTTCCAGGAGGCAAAACCAATTGATCATCAGGGCCAGCGAAGGCAACAATGCCGCCGGGTGCATAGTTAAAGATGTCCTTACGAACAGGCAACTCAGCCAGTCCACCAGCGGCCATGCCGGGTGCGCCAGCAGGAATAAGGCCAGGCTGTGACATCTGCTGTGGTGGTGTAGGACGCGCTGCCGGTTGAATGGACATTCCGGGCATCTTAGGCGCCATTTGGGGCTGTGCAGAGGGTACAGGTGGAGGCATACCTTCAGGGTTAATCCTCATGTTCATACCTTGACCAACGCCCGGAAGTGCCACTTGCTGGTTGAGCTCGCTTTCCAACTGCTCTTTAACAGAGGTAGTGGGAGCTTGAGCTGCACGTTGTTCCATAGCCTTTCGGCGGTTCATCTCGCCAAGAGCCATGTACGGAGGAACCTGTGGGTTCTGCCCGTTTGCATACGACATGATTGCCTGAGTAGGTAAATCCTTCAGGTGTTCTTGGATTTGAATGAGGTTCATGTTTTATGGCCCAAAATCAAGGCCGAGGCCTTTTAGTAATTCACCAACGTTTTTATATCCTAATGCAGAAGCCGCCGCAGTGCCACCACCTAAAGCATTTAAAAACGATCCCACACCAGACATCTGGCCGGCTGTGTTTGTAACCGATCCAGTAGGCAATCCAGAGATCATGTCGCGCTGGAACTGAACCTGTTGGTACGGATACTGACGTTGCTTTTCAAACTCTTCTTTATCAGCAGCAATACCTTCTGAGGTAATACCGCGCTCTTGAGCACCACCAGCCAACTTGGCATTGATGTTTGCAATGTCTGCTTGACTCTGCTGAGTACCCAGCTGACCTTGAGTCTGAGCACCTTGGATACCTGTGCGTAAAGCATCAAGCCCGTATGTGGCACCGAACTGGCCTTCCTGCATCTTGCGCTGTTGATCAGCATTAAACTGCGCCATAGCCTTGTCGTAGGCTGTGTTGTAGCCTTCACCGGTTATCTTGGACAGGTTAGTGCCAAGATTGCGCTGGTTCTCTGCATCAAGGATGGCTTGACGACCACCACCAAACGCACCAGCACCAGTCATCTTGGCCGCATTCTGTTGGGCTGTGATCTGTGACTGACGGCGAGCTTCTTCAAGTTGAGGATTTAACGCCGCTTGCAAGTACGGATTCATGTACTGCTGTGCAATGTTATTTACTGGCTGAGAAGCTTGTGGGGTCTGTAGGCCGGCAATACCTGTTTGGGGCATACCACCGGCAGGGTTATAAGCACCCATTTCTGGGCCTGCATAACCACCTTTGGCACCTCCCATCATGCCTGCACCCATAGTGGCTGGAACATTGCCACCGGCATAACTAACAAGCTCATCCATACCGGCTGGCAAATTGGTCATTTTGTCGCGATAAGCCGCAGCGGGATCCATTTGGTTGCCAATAGGTCTTTGTACAGCATAATCAGGCATCTGTGGCTGCTGCGTCAAACCAGACTGGTTGGGATTGCCCAAAAAGTCCATTGTCTGAGGCGTGTATGACATACCGCCAGCGCGTGTTGCATAGTTACCAGCAGTTGTTGCCGCCTGACCAATGCTTGATGGCACAGTCAAAGCACCCAAACCTTGAAAGGCGTTAGTCTGTAAGTTAGATGCGCCAGCCGTTAAAGGCCCTTGATAGGCCTGATATGGCGTTTCAGATAGGGCTTGAGCCTTGCCAAGGTAATTGGTAATGTACGGAGAAGCCCAGTCAGCTAGGCCCTGCGTGTTTGTCGATCCTGATGGTAGAGTTTCTCCGGCCATAACAGCTCCTTAAGCGGGTAAGTGTTTGCGGGCTTTTGTATCAGCTGCAACGTTTTTGGTGTTACGGCGAGCCTTCTGGACTCGATCCATCATGGCGTACAGACGTTGAGCGCCCGCATCTGTAGAGCCGTTACCTAATTCAGATACGATTCTTGCCGGTACAACAAACTCTCCAGTAGCTAGACGAGCTGGTTGTTTACCGCCGATTGTCGCAGGAATTGAATCAGACACTCCATCTCCGGGGCCTTTAAGTAAGCGGCCACCATCTGAGTAACCACCCAGATTAGACATACCGCCACCGGCCAATGACATTAAGCCACCACCAGCCGCTTTGGGTGTGTAGCTTGTTGGTGAGAAGTAGTTCACTCCACCAGCTCCGGGACGAGCAGCAGGGCCGCCAGACACTGGGCCGTATGGAAGTTGTGAACGGCTGGCCTGCAATTGAGGGATGGTGCCGCCTGAACCCGTAGACTTACCACCGCCTTTATTCATCATTGCCATCAAAGCCAACAACATCATCATCATGTTTGACTTGTCGCCTGCAGGTTTAGTCGGTGTTGTAGGTGTCTTTGGCGTAGTTGGTGTTGTGGGCGTTTTGGGTGTTGGAGTGCCGGGTGGTGTAACAACGCCGCCGGGAGTTACTTTAGTTCCATCTGGAAGTACCACATTACCTTTTTCATCAACTTTGGTTTTTGTAGCGCCGCTGGTGTCGTATGTGCTTCCCTTGTAGGAACCAGTAGTGCCAGCACCAGCCACGCCAGTAGATCCTCCGGTACCGCCCGAGCTACCGGGTTCTTTGTTATCATCAAATACAAGCTTTTTACCGCCAGAAGTGTCATAGCTGCTACCTTTGTAAGAGCCAAGATCACCCTCTCCAGCTATGCCTTCAGAACCTTGCGTTCCACCAGAACTGCCGGGCTCAGTGTCATCGTCAAACTTGAATCCTTGATCGCCTTCTAAGCTAAAACTATCAAAGAGATCAGAAGCATTTTGAGTTCCCTGATCTCCTTCTAAGCTAAAGCTGTCAAAAAGATCGGACATATCTTGAGTTCCCTGACCTTCATCTAGACTAAAGTTGTCAAAATTATCAACCAAGCTGTTAATGTCAAAAGCCTCTGGGCCCATGTCAATACCTGAAAGGTCAACGCCAGATGAGTTCCCGCCAAGCAAGCTGGTAATGTCTGTATTATCAAAGCCGCTAAAATCAATATCATCATCACCCATGGTTTTCCCCTTTACAGTAGCTTTTCCAGTAGCGGTGTCTTTTCCTGAAGACATCGCGTTTTTCATCATTGTGCTCATCACCGCCTTTTGAACATCAGGCGTTTGACCTTGCAAAAGATTAGATAATAATTGCCCAGTTACACCTGAGAACATTTTTTGCTGATCAGGCGTCAGTGTATCGGGCATAACACTGTTAATCAAGCTATTTGACGCCATGCTGGTGCCCGTGTTAAGCAACGAATTTAACGCTGCACCACCAACATCTTGCTTGTTAATTAACGCATTTAGAGAAGAAGACGCCAAGCTTGGCATTGCTTTGTTGATGTACTGGTCTGCAAGCGCATTACCAGTATCAATTTGCGGCACATTGGATGAGATTAGGTTTGACCCAAGACTACCCAAAGCCCCGCCTAAAAGGCCTTTGCCAAAACTACCACCACCAATTTGAGACACAGTACCACCAACAAGGCCAGCACCAGCCGCTTTGGCCAATGTGCTTCCCAGTGTGCTTTCAAGCGCGCCAGCCGCAAGCGATCCTAAACCACCTGTAGCGGCGGCTAATATCATCTGACCAACAGGGCCCATGGCAGATAAGTCCTGCATGATTCCCTTGGCAACACCGGGCGTTTCTACGTGCTGTTCAGGCATGGCCTTGCCATTAGCATCCCAAACACCCGTAATACCAACCCTGTGCTGTGGCCAGACTTTATCCTCTGGCCTACCACGGTAGCCAGTTAGAACGCCATTTGCATCGTATTGAGCATCAACAGTCACCCCAGCCGCAGTCTTAACTGGTTTTGTGTATCCGGTCAGTTGTTGTGTTTGGGTTTCTCCACTACCTTCAAAAGAGTAAACGGGCGTAAACCCTTTGTCATCTTTAAGTTTAGGAGCAGATGTATATGTGTAAGGCTGGCCATCTTCACCAGTGGCTGTTTGAGTAACTGGCTTGGACATTTCCAACTGTTTTGGAACGTCAGCCATGCTTTTTTGATCAAGGCCAAGGAATGTCTCAAACATATGGGGCTGGATCTTGCCGCCAAACTGCTCGTCTGCAATCCTCTGGGACAAGCCAACAACCTTTTGAATAGCATCAGCCTGCGCGCCGTACTTTTCTTTCAGAGCTGGGTCAGCATTAACTGCCGCTACAAAGTCCGTATAACCCTTGGATAACTGCTCTGGCGTACCATTACCAGATATAGAATCACGCAATCCCAAAACAGGAAGCATCTTCTCCGCATTCTGGATGGCCAAACCATACAGCCCTTCAATACGGGGATCCTTCTTGGCCTCATCAATGAAAGACTTAATGTCAGAGGCGGTCTTGGTGTTGTCAGACGTTATCTCCTGGAACTTGGGAGCAAAGTCTTTTACGGGTGCAAGGTATGCAGATACATCCTTACCAGTGATATTACCGCCCAAAGCCTTGGCTATCTGATCATCAGTAATCCCGTACTTGCTCTGCAGCTGAAGAGCGCCCTTGGTCTTGTCTATATCACTGACAGTAGGAGCAGACAGGTTTGTAACGATACTCTTAAGCCCAGAGTCAAAGGTGTCAAAGACCTTCTGAACACCCTTTTCGTTCATCCCTGAGAAGCTGGCAATCTCTTTGGTATCAAGGCCGTACTTAGTAGCCGCCTGATTGATAGAGGCCAGCTTGTCAAAGTCTGACTTATTAGGATCAGCCAGTGTGTCGGTGATGTAACTCTTAATCCCAGCGCCATAGTCTTTAAGGTAGGGGTCTACAACATCTTTACCATAGATAGACTTTAAATCATCCGTAGTCATGCCCGCTTTCTGGGCACTCTCCATGATCTTGTTGGTCTTTTCCCAAGGTGCCAGCTTGGTATCGTTCATTACGTTACCAATATAGTCTGTAACTTGAGCTTTGGTGTACTTATCAGTTCCGTATGTAATCTCAGGAGCCACGGGGACAACTGGCTGAACAGGCGGTAAGTCCTTAACAGGTGCTTGTTCTGTCTTTGTAACGGGCTCTTCTTTCTTAACAGGCGCTGGTGGTGCAAGTGCCGCTATTCCAGTCGGTGCAGTTGCAGCCTCATATCGGTTTGTGACGTCTTCTACTTTAGAGCCTGTTGCGCGGGCAATGTCTTCGGGCTTTAAACCCGTGTCCTGCATGATCTTGGCAATTTGAACGTCAGTGGCGTTAGGATTGTCAGTAAAGAACTTGAAGATCTCTTGGTCTGTCGGTTTGGCCGGAACAGCGGGCATATTAACAGTGTTAATATCAGGCTGACCAATTCCTGACAAAATGCCTTCCGGTTGTACAGCTGGAGCAACCGCACCAGATATGCCGGACATAATGCCTTGTGGTTCTGCAACAGGAGCAATAGGTGCTTGTGGCGGTAAAGCCGCAATACCACCTGACACTGGCTCATCTGGAGGCTCAACAAAGTTACTAGGTGTAAATGCGCTCACAAATGGACTAGTGGCCACGGGGGCCGGTGCTTCATAAGATTGCTGGTATGGATCAGCGACTGGTTCTGCGGCGGCGGCAGGCTGAACAGCGTCATACCGAGACTGAATATCTTCAAGGTTAGATCCAGTGGCCGCAGCCATATCAGCCGTACTAACGCCATACTGGTTCATGGCCGCCGCAATGTCGGCATCACTCATGCCCGGATTAGCTGATAGATACGCTTGTATTTCTGCTGCTGATGGCATTATCCGACCTTCCAATTCGTTCCGTCAGAGTATACGGGCGTAGCTATAGCCCCGCCAGCCGCAACAGTCGATCCAAATACAGGAGCCAAAGCATCCGTTACAAAAGACCTTGAACCCTTACCGGATGTCACCGCACTTGGCAACGTTGCCACTGTGTAATTAGTCAGCGCAGGAATGACATCGTCTGTCTTTAGCTGGTTCAAAATGGCATCAAGCCTGTTGAAGTACAGGCGGAGCACGTTGGTTAGCTGGTCACCATATTGACGGTTGTATTCTTGCGGAGCCAACGGCAAGTTAGGCGCGGCAACCTGATTAAGTTCAAACTCAGAGATGACAATCATGAGTTACCTCTGCGGCCATCTTGCTTGATGTCGATACGGGGATAACCCAACTGCCATGTGCAACCAATCTGATTTGATTCAAGCTGAAGAATCATTTGACGGCCACGCACCCTGACATATACCTGCCCAGTAAACTGCTCAATCACTGTTGTGGATGTGCGAGTCACACTTGCAGATGAGTTACCACCCAAAGAGATTGGATTGTTATATCCAGATCCTGAGTTCTGCATGGGGATCAGCGTCATTGTGACGGACGGAGATGCGGTCGTTGACCCACGGAATGTAATGTCTGGGAGCATTCTCCAAACAAAACCAAAGTGATCGCCATCGTCAATGTCAAATTCAGATGAGCTAATGATGGCGTTAATTGGCAGTGTTGTGCCAGTCTCATTGTCATCAGTACCAAACTCATGGTTAACCAAGTTATACGTGTACGTGGCTGCAATTGGGTAATCCCGCAAACCAGAGTCTAACCAAGCTGTACGGCCTAATTGACCATAAGACCAAACACCTTCACCGCCATTCTCTACGTAGTTAAAGGTAACGTAACGATCAATTGTGGTGCTTCCATCAGAGCAGTAGAACCACCAGACTTCATTGAAGCCTTCGTTAGTCCCTGAGAAAACCTGTGCCCACTGGGACAAGTTAATGTCTTGGTAGATGTACTGACGCAGATCACAGCGTAATGTTTGTACACGACCATCGTATTTATAGAACTTATCTACGCCCATCCAAAAAATTACACCAGATGCAACAGTGGCGGCATTCTGACTGGCAATAGATATGTTATCGCCAAGTAATTGGCTTGACCAAACGGCTGGTGGGCCTTGGTACTGGAGTGAATACAAAGAGGCATCAGTAAAAACCACAATCTCTTGACGGGTCTGGACGGCAGTCACAATCTTTGAGCCATGAGACAGGCGAATACTACCGGCCTGATTGGTCGCTGCAGGTGTCCATTGAGTTACAGATTCCTGATCCGACCAGCGGATAAGCATTGGGTCTTGAACGGTTGAGCCGTAATCATTACAGCCAAACGCAAACACAAACCGGCTGGTGTCAGAAACATAAATGAAATTCTGAATAATTGGCGCATCAGATGAGCCGCCCAACTGGGTAATGTTAATACCCCGTGGTGAAAATGCTTGAGAGCCGGATTGAGTTCCGCTTGTGTTAATAGCCGCACCGCCATACGTCAGAGACAGATTACACGTTAGGCCGCTGGTTCCCACTACGTAATAGACCGTGCCAACAGACAAGCCAGTCGGCAAAGCACCTGTTGTTATTAGTGTTACAGCCGTACCATTCCTTAAGGCCGTTGGAGTCGTAAAGACCGCAGGCGAGGCAATCGTGATTGTTGTGGCCAGTGAAGATACGCCAATCTGGGCTGACCAGTAATAAATGCCTGCGCCTTTTGGAGCATATACAAGGTCTTCACCAAAGTTAGCTTGGCTCCAGATTTGAATGGGGTTTACCGATGCAGTACCAAAGCCCCATGTTCCAGAACCCCAAGAGCCACCGCCCCAGCCAGTTACAGCCACAGCATAAGCAGGGCCAGTGTGTATTTGATATGTTGCCGTTACAGTTGCACCGCCGCCGGGAGAAGCCGCAATAGCCGTGGCATTTGGAGTAACCGATATAACAATGGTATACGTATTGGAGTCAATAACTGTGACTTTAAACTCTTGGTTTAAGACCGCTGCGGTGACATTAGTGCCGCCTCCACCGATAGCTGCTGCACCGCTAAAGGTTACATAGTCGTTTGTATAGCACCCGTGAGCCGTATCAGTAACAGTAACAGTGGTAGAGGCCGTCAGAGCAAATGGGTTGTTATTGATAATTGAAGACGCACGAATAGGCGTAATGTCGTAATACGCACCGCCATTTTCAATGTAGAACTTTAAGTTAGTGCCAATACCAATTAGGTTTAGGGATGCCAGAGTCACCCAGTTCCACAAAGAACGGCATACACCTAAGAACGTATTGGTTGAAATGCGCTGCCAACCGCCTATTTTCTCTGGCGTACCCTGACGAAAGCGCATCTTGTCGGTTGACCACCAACCGTTCTCGTTGGCATAGCGAGTGTTTTCTTGGTTAACACCGGCTTTCAGGGTTAGTTTTTTAAGCGGCATCTTTAATCCAGTAGGGCGCACTCAGCCGTGCGGCGTTTTAACAAGCCCGGCAAAACCTTGCCGCCACCTTTAGTCCAGAGCATCAGTTGTTCTTTTGCGCCTTCCCAATCATTGGCGTTGATTTTCCTCTTTAACGTGCTTGTTTGCAAGCGCCCAGTACCTAGGTTGTAGCAGAAATCTACGATGGCGTTGCACTTGCGAACGTCAGTAATCAGGCCGGGGCAGTTACGCAGAACACCGGGTAGGTACGTATGCTCAAGCTCAATCATCAAAAGCGCCCGTGCCGTGGGTTCATCCATCGGAGCGTCTTCCAAAGTCACCTTGCGTTTATCTGCGTAGTAGGTAGAACCATAGCCAATCGTGGCTACACCAGCCGGACAAAGGTAAGGCTTGGCCCGATACCCCTCATACCGGCGGCACAGTTCTGCGGCTAGGTCTAGGTTCATTCTTGTTCAAGATGCTCTTGTTCGGCTTCTCTTGCCTCGTCTTCAAGAATCTCTTCAAACCCACAGGTGCATGGGCCGTCTTCGTGAACTAAACAATTGTTTGCGTGTGCCATTTAAATACCCCTTTGCTTTAAAGTACGATCCAAAAACCAATAATTTATTGTTCCAGACAGCAGGGCTGAGAAGTCAGGTGTCATCATGGTCTTGAACACTTCTACGGCTGGCGCACCGGCAAGCCATGCGTTCCATGCAAACCATACGTGGATAAATGACCAGACAAACAGCACCCAGTATGTAACCACGGGACGCACAGAAGCTGACAAACTAGCAACCCAACCGCCCGCAGCTTTGACCATCTCTGCTTGCTGGGTGATGGCGTTGTTAAAGGCATCCATGACACCTACGTCCATAGCGGCTTCCCGTTGAGCACCAATCTCAGCTAGCTTTTGTTGACCGCGCAGTTGTTCTAGTTCGCACTGACGGGAGAACATCAATAGTTCATGAGCGCGTTCGTTCTTCTTGTCAAAGAACTTTAGGACTTCGGGAGCCATACGGAACAAGCCGCCAAAGATGGAGCCTAGTAAGCCCCCAGATAAAATATCAAGCATAGTTACTCCTTATTTAGCCATCTCTGTGGCGGCTAGGTTAATACGTGTTTTGACAGCGCCAAGGTCTTGCGGTTCTTTGGTAAAGCCAACGGAAATATAGCCCTCAAAAGCGCCCATCTCAGGTGGAATACTGCCACGGCAGATGTAACCTACGCCTTGCTTTTCTTCCCACTCAGATGTTTTACCAGAAGCTGCCAGCTTATCGCAATAGACTTCTCCGTTCATCATGGCAATGACTGCGGTATTACGGGTGGAATCTTTGCCAAACAGAGTGGAGTTATAGCCATCCAATATGGTATCCCGTCCCTTTGGGCCATACGCAAGTAGCGTAATTCGGCTGTTAACTACCAAAGCCACCTTGTGAACCAACACAGTCTCGGCTTCTAAATCTTTTTTTAGCCTCTCAGCAACGTGCTCCAGCACTTTGATCTCTTTAAGCTGGGGCTGGTGGCTTGAGCTTGTGATGGCATTCAAAATGACTGTACGGGAATCCCAAGCAAAGTACCCAGCAAAAAACAGGAACGACAGCAAGATGACCGTGAAAAGTTTAAACGGATTGTCCACCCACTCGATCAAACCAATCACTTTACCAACGGTGCTGTCGTCTTTCTTGGCTTCAGCTTTAACAGGTGCTGGCGCGGCAACAGACACATTGATTGTCTGCTCGGCCTTTGGCTTGGGTGTACGCCGTTTGACGGGCGCTACTTTGGCTGGAGTTTTGGCCGGAGCTTTCTTTGCTGTAACCATGTTATGCCAGTATGTCCACTTTACGGTTGGTAAAAATCTCAAGGCTAAGTTGGTTGCGTTCTGCCTTCTTCACATACAACTCAAACTCAAGAGCATCAATTTTATCGTCTACCTTCTTCATCTTCAGCGCCTGCTTGTAGTCTTCCGTCAGGCGTTCAGCCCTGCGCTCAAGCGCGTCCGTTCTGTTGGGTTCTCCTCCGGGTTGAACCATTGGATACCATTTGTACAGGGGCGGAATCATTTCTTTTCACGCTCAAGTGCATCTTTGTATCCATGAATAATTAGTCCTCTGGTTTCTGCTGAGTCGGCTGTACCCGCCCACTCTGCCAAATTGTTCCAGATGACTACATAGTCGCTGGACTTGCAGTATTGCGCATTGTTTTTGAGCCACTGAATCATTTGCTGATGGCGCTCGGACGGGTTGTGGATGGTGTAGCCTATCCCATAGAACTCGCGCACATGGCATCCGCTCTTGGCTACGGCTCCAACCAGCCCTAACAACAGTAACAATACGATCCAGCGCATTCATCATGTCCCTGCCCATACAATAAAGTAGGTTCCAGCGATTATGAAGGCGCATATACAGGCGGCCGCAATGATTGCTTCCGCCCAGTCCCACATAATCAGTTAACGGTTACGTCAGTCACGGCCTCTTCAGGCTTGGCTTCTAACGCTGTCTTTAACATTGTGAAGAAGGCATCTCTGCCCACGGATAACTGATCTAACTGAAATTTAGTTGAACCAATCTTGCGCTCAAGGTCTGCAACGTGATTTAACAACATGGTCTGTTGCTCCGTCATGTCTTCAACTTTGAACTCAACGCCGTCTATAGTTACGATTTGGGATTGTTGGTTTGCCATATCGTTTTTCCTTTCAATGTGCCACCAAGAACGAGTGGTGGCTTCCCTTTATGCCGTTACCCAAGGTAGTGGGGGAGTCACTACGGGAGGATTAATTTGGTTTGCAAGTTGCTGATTGACAGCGGCTTCTGTAGAGTCTTTATTGACTCCGTTAGCCCATATCCATCCAAGCACCTGTTCTTGCGTTAATTGGCTGTATGGGGTAAATGTGCCTGATGGTGTAGGTACAGAGCAAGTAGAGTAAATAGAGGCGTTGTAAGTGCCATCTGTACCCGCACAAGTCCAATGTACGGTAAACACCACATCTGTATTACCCGCTTCTTGTGGGTAGCAATCCATTGCGGTAACTGTCCAAGTGATAGTAGTCATGTTGTTTCTTCCTCTATGTTTGCGGCTTGTTTAAGTTCTTCAAGTACGTCATCCCAATCGTGACCGCCCATGTCTGGGAAGTAACTGTTCTGCACACATCGTGATGCGTGTTCTAAAGCGTAATAGGCTTT